ATGGCAGCTGCTAAAGATAAAGCTTCACCACCAAATGTCATAGAAAAGAAAGCATGATTTAATTCATTCATGTACTCTGCTTTACCAGCAATGATACCTAAAGGCATTCCATTTGCTACTGCTTTGCCCATACAACACAAATCAGGAGTAACACCAAAGTATTCTTGTGCGCCACCTAAACTCCATCTAAATCCAGTTACTACTTCATCAAAAATAAGTAACGCTTCATATTTAGCACATAATTCTTTTACTCCGGCTAAATAACCTGGTTTAGGAGTTGTTAGCGCTTGAGGTTCTAAAATTACTCCTGCTACGTCTCCTTTTTTAAGTAAATTCTCTAAACTTTCTAAATTGTTGAATTCAAACTCATCAATTAAATCTTTTAGACAAGACGGAACACCATATGGTCTCATTGTAATAGCATGCCAATCACCCCACCCATGATAACCACCTGAAGGTTTTAGTATTTTTTCCTTTTTAGTGTATGAACGAGCAATTCTTACTGCCGCTAAATCAGCATCAGTTCCGTTTTTGCAAAATCTAACTTGTTCAGCACAAGGTACAACTTCAGTCACTAATTGAGCTAATTCTTGTTCTAATAATGTAGGCCAAGAAAATATAATTCCGTTTTTAAGTTGTTTCTTTATTGCTCTATTTGTAGATCTATGATTATAACCTAAAATAATAGGACCTAAAGCACACATGTAATCAAGATATTTCTTCCCATCTAAACCATATAGATAAGCTCCTTTACCTGATTTAACAAATTTAGGATAAATGCCATCTACAAATTGATCAGGGCATTTACTCATTGTTTGGGTACCTCTAGGCATTAACCTAACAGCATTGTCCCATAATTCTTGTTCGTTTATTTTTTTAGTTAGCATCTCGTAATCCTTTATTAATTAAATCTGTTAAATATTGAACTGAGTCATTTAAGAACATACCTGAGTTAAATTCAGGTCCTGTATATTTCTCAAGAGGATATTGTTTGTCTGTGAATTGAGGTATTACACAAAGTAATTTATTACAATGCTCAGTTGTAAATCCATCTAAAAACTCAGAATGATAAGTAAATGGCAACTCTGTTTTAGCTATCATATCCTCATGGAATTTTTCTCCTGGTCGCATACCTATTACATTATACTTAATGTCTTTGTTAGTTATGTTAGATAAAGATTTAATAATAGTTTCCATATCAAATGAATCAAAGTATGGAATAAATACTTCTCCTCCAATACTATTAAGTAAAGATGATAATACTGTATTAACAGCATCTTCTAAGGTAAATAAGAATCGAGTACAATCTAATGATGTAACATTTATATCTTTTTCTTGATCTAATAACCCCATCCATAATGGGATAAATGATCCTCTACTAGCAATTACATTTCCATATCTTACAGAACTAAAGATAGTATGAGTAGAATTGTAATCAAAATTACTAAATAATCTCTCAGCTGTAAACTTAGAGGCACCATAAACATTAATAGGAACACAAGCTTTATCAGTAGACACTAATATACATTTATCTACCATTGCTTCCATAGATGCATTAGCTACATTTATAGAACCTTGTATATTTGTCTTAACACACTCTTCAGGGTAATATTCCATATCATCTATTCGCTTCAAAGCAGCTGTGTGTATAACATAATTAGGTTTATGTTTTTTCATAGTTTTCACTAGTTGTTCATAATCCCTAACATCACCTATCACTTTAATAATAGATTTATCTTGTCCAAAATATAAAGCTTGTTTGCCTTCATCTCTACTATAAACAATAATTTTACAATCATATTGTTTAAGTCGTTGAATGATAGCTCTACCTAATGAACCTGTTCCTCCAGTTATGAGGATTGTTTTTTTGTCAAAATTTAATCTCATTAATTATATAAATTTAATAAATGTTTCACTACACGTTTAGATGCTCTTCCATCATTAAAATCATCATAGTATTTTAATAAAGAAGTGTTATCATAATGATATAAAGATAAGTCACCTTTATATGATTTCAAAGTATTTTTAAAGTTTTCTATGAAAAAGTTATATCTTTCTTTAAATTCTTCTACTCTATGTTCTCCTATTTTATCTACAAATTCATCCCAAGAACTAACATTCATTAATGGAGCCCAGAAGTTATATTCATTGCCTTTAAAATTATTAAATTCCATATCTGATAGTACTCCACTATTGTCAGAGATATAAAATATAGATTTATTAAAATATAAAGGGTAATACATCACTGATGTTATTATTCCTATATGTATGTCCCCAAGTTTAGCAAAAGCATACATTTCTCCTTCATCATCTATAACTCTAAATGAAGGAGACGCAACTAAACATTTATCTTTAAATTCACTTGAGTAATCTGTAAATTCTTTAGGGTGAGGTTTATAGAATAAATGATGAGTATCTTTGTAGATAGATTCTATTTCTTTAGATACCTTTATAATATTTGGTCTAATATTATCTTCCATTGAACCATATAATACTATCACAGGTTTAGTTATATTATATTTTTGTTCTATGTCTTTAGTAGATATATTTTTTAAATTATCAAATTTTGGAATTCCTACTATTTGAGATTTAGTTTTAACCCATCCTGCTTTAGTTTTAGTTTCATAAGTCCAATAACTATGATCAAAGAACATATCAATCATATTAGTTGGGAACTTCATTCTACTTAAAATCTCTAATCGAGTTTTTATATTGTTATAAAGCCAAGATGAATTTTCTAGATTACAAATTATAGCTCCAGCTTGTTTAAATTCTACTATTAAACTTGTTTCTGGATGCCATGCTTCTCTAGTAATTAATAGTATATCTGGTTTGAATGGTAATGTAAAGCCTATAGATTTAGATTCAAAATTAGGGTATTTAGAGTAATCAATATTGGATTCAAACGTTAATTCTCCGTTTATAGGGTAGATAAATAAATAATCACATTCACATTGAGATAATTCATTAACTACATTTCTAATTTCATTATAACCCCTATTATCTGAGGCAAATATTAAAATTTTCTTCATATTAGAATTTTTTAATCATACCATACTCATCAAACATAGGCATCTTTCCCCATTTTGTTACCCATTTAATAGAATTAGAAACCTCAGCTTCTCTTTGACGTTGAGATGATTTACCATCATTTTCTTCTAATCTGTGGCTACCTCTAGCTCCAAAATGCCATACAACAGATTTAGTAGGCATTATAAATCTTACATCATGTTGTAACATTCTAAGGAATAAATCCATGTCGTCCCAACTAGCAGGAGCAAAAATTGGATCATTACCTCCAACTTCATCCCATACCGATTTTTTAACTAAACCGCTTACACCTTCACCTTTAGGAATTTCTAAATTATTTAGATCACTAAACTCTTTAGAAAATTGTTCTAGTTTTTCACTATCAAAATTATGATAATAACCTCCAAATATTTCAGGGTCGACTAATAATGTTCCCCATCTGTCAGGAGAATTAAACATATTAGGCTCAATTCTAAAGCTATTTACCCATAATTTTTCATCAGGATATTTCTGATGAATATTATATAAGGCTAAATCCCAATCTTTAGTGACATAAAAGTCTGAGTGTAGGAAATTTATATACTCAGTTTGAACATGGTCAGCACATATGTTCATTCCTCCTCCAATTCCTCTAACTGTAGTGTTATTAGGCTCGATAATTAAAGTTAGATTATATTTGTCTTTAACTTGCTCTAGCCACTCATTTGTTCCATCAGTACAGTTCTCAGCATGAATTATAAATGGAGCGTCTTTAAAATAGCTATTTACTCTAACTGACTCTACTGCTATTTTAAGATAATTAAGATTATTATATGTAGAGATACAAAAAGTTAAAGGATTAGAGTGTGTCATAATAATTGTTTTGTTTTTCTTGTCGTTCAATTGTCTTAATATGATACAGTGACCATTCCTCTTCCATTGGTAAAAAAGCAAATTCTTTATGCCCCTTTAACCTTTCATGGACTTTATTTTCCCATTTAATCTCAGGAGTGTTTTTATAGATTCGTGTTTGGAAATCAGGCCAGTTAATCCATCCTTTTTCATTTACATTCCACCCCCACTTTTGAATATGCTCTTGAGTTAAACCTTCTACTGTATTTACTCTAGGTACAGCATATAATTCAACTGCTGTATTATATTCTAGTACTGCTGGTAGGTTTTCTATAAATTCAGGATGTGGATATTCATCAGCATCAATTTGAAAAATATAATCGCCTGAGCACATTTGTGTTAGTTCATTTTTCCAATCAGAGAAGTGTCCTTTAAATTCACTTTCTTTTAATATAATATAGTCTTTAGAAGACCACATATATAATTGGTACATTAATTCTTGTGATGCTTTTGGCTTGTCCCATAATACACATATCTCATCTTCGGGACGTTTGTGTTTGCGTAGAATAGGGAGGAGACATTTAATCTCCTCCAATTCATCGCATATTGTTATAGCGTACGAAATTTTCATACTATAAAGATAATATTATTCTCCTAAAAGGCCAATGTAACTTAAAGCTTCTATAAAATCTCTTTCTTCAAAATTAGCCATAGTAGTCATATCCATTCTATATTCATAGAACTTTCCTGGTTGTTTTGGAATTGGAAACTTATGTTTTTCTTCTTCTGTTACTGGGACTGCTTTTACAGCTGCCCACATCCAGTTATCAGCACTAGCACCATTTGCAAATATCATACCTTGAGTAGGTTGATTAATGGTTTGTGGTAACCAAATTAATTTTGTTTCTGGGTCTTCCCAAGCTAGTTCTTTATACAACTCAGGCAATATCTCCATTTGCTCATTATAGAAATCACTATTTTTAGTCATTAATGAGTTGGTCCAATATCCACAAGACAAAGACATCCAGTTTGTTATGTCAGGGGTGACTTGTGTTTCGTAACATAAGTCTCCTCCTGATTTAGGGCAATTTATAATTTTATCCATTAGTTTGTAATTTAGGTAATTCTATCTTTTTTAGTTGAGGCAATTTTAACTCTGCTTGTTTTGGAAAATCAGGTATGTTTTTAGTTAAAATTTCATCTAACTTGTCTTTCATTTTATCCCAACTAAATTCATTTTTATTTTTATATGCTTGGCGTTTAGCACCATCAATATAATTTTTATAGTTTTCAAATATATCTTTAACCCGAGCTCCCATTTGACCTTGTTCTACTGAGAACCAATTTGCTTCTTTTAATAACATATGGTTAGCAGCACTTGGGTGAACTGGAGTTAAAGTACCTGGTAACATTGTAGTGAATTCTGGGTTTAAGAAATCTGTATGTCCACTCCAATTAGTTGTTATGATTGGTTTTTTAGTTAAACTAAATTCAAGTAATGGTCTTCCAAATCCTTCACCTTTAGTTAAATTAACCATTGCTTTTATTTTATCATGGTTATATAACTCATTCATCTCGCTGTCACTAAACTCTCCATGTAAAATATAAATGTTAGGTAGATCTGTTGAGTTAACTGTTTTCTTAATAAATGTTATTTTCTTTAAAATCTCATCTCGGTCCATATAAGATGATCCTACTTGACAAGTTTTCAAAATTAATGCTGGTTTATTTTTCTTATTTTTAAAGATTTCATAGAATGCTTTAACTAATAAACCTACATTTTTTCTATCTTCACCTAAATCACCATTAATCCAGTGTCCAACAAACAAATAAGCAAATGACTCAGGAATGTTATCTATTTCAGGGAATGTGTTTTTAGGTATAGTATCAAGATATTTGTAGATGTCTGTATTAGCACCTTCGAATAATACTTCAATTGGTTTTTGTACTTTAATTTCACCTAAAGGTTGATTTGTACGTTGATCTACTTTTTGTATGATTGTTTCAAGGAATGTTTTTTTCGAATGATTAGATGATACTAAAGTCAAATCCATTCTATTAATTCCTTCAATCCAATCTCCTGGAGATATAGTTGTTTCGATACCTGCTGTTACTCCAATATTATATTTTCCAACTGGTTGGAACTCATTTGGTACTGTGATTTGCATCCAAATCTCAGGTTGTTTAGGCAATTGAGGTTGATCTAAAATATGATTATTTAAGAATGTCCATTCTGGATTTTCTTCAATGAATCCCCAAGGTGTCTCTCCCCAACGTTGTGGAAGAATTTTAACATCATACTTATCAGTAGCAATGATTGCTTTAACTAAGTCTCTACTACGCGCTCCATATCCTGCATAACAGTCTATAGGGCAAGATATTACAAATAACGGTTTGTTCATGATTAATATAACAATTTATGATTAGCAACTTTTTCTTTATATTCATTAGCGTTTATAAACTCATATTTTTCTCTTGGTTTCCAAGTTGAAAATAATTCATTTAACGCTTCAATTACTCTAGCACCCATTCTTTCGCCTGTGAATCCTGCTTCATCACCTAAAGCCCATTCGCGACCTTTTAATCCTAATGCTTTTCTTTTTTCTTTACCTAAATTATAGACATTCATGATTTGTTCAGCTGCATCTTCAGAGTTGCATCTGTCATCCCAAATGTAAGGTGTTGGAATAGAACCTTGAATTGATCTGTTAGTTGGGTATACTGGAAATGCCCATTCACCATGTTCTTTAATAGTGCCATTATGGTTTGAAGGAAAATCAGCGTCAAAATCAATCCATTTTCCTTTTTTACTAAAGCGCATTTGATCTTGCATTCCACCTGTTACATTGGCTATAATTGGATTTCCTACTAATATAGCCTCAGTTAAACTTAATCCCCATCCTTCATTAGATGTTAATAAGATTTGAGCATCAGTACAATTGTATAACCAATTCATACGATCTGGGTCCATTCTTTGTTCTGAGAAAAATATATTGTATTGTTCTCCTGTTAAGAATAATTCTCGAACGGCTTCTAAGTCAGTACCATTATCATCCATAACATTAGTATGTAATACAAAAGCACATTTTTTAGCTTGTTCAATAGGTAATTGATCAATAAAGTATCTATATGCTAATAATGTATCAGGTATTTGTTTTCTTCTAATGTTTCTAGAGTTAAAGAATAAAACAAAATCAAATTCTTTACCTTTAAATAATTGTTTTTTAAATTCTAAAAACTCTTTATATTGAGGATAAGATTCATCAATAGGTTTAAAAATATCATGATTCAAACCATGAGGCACATATCTAAGTATTTTATCACCTACTTTATCATTTAATACTAATTCATTAATATTTTTAGTTTGTTTAGAAATAGCTAATAACGCATCACATGATTCATAAAATGCTTTATTATAATGAGGAGCAGGATAGTCATCCCAAATGTTTAAATATACAATTGGTATTTTTCTTCTAATCTCATTTTCAATTTGAAACAACCAAGCAAAATATCTTGGGTCAGTAATTAAGAAAATAGCATCTGGTTTCTCTAATTTAATAAGAGCACGAATAAGATTAGTATCACCATATCCATTAGTTGGATATAATACAACTGAGGCATCTTCTAACCCTGTGTTTGTATTAGTGTCTTGGGATAAATCTAATCGTTTACCTTGTTCTGGGTGGTTAATGGCTCCACCTATGTTTACCCAATTAAAATGCTGAGCGGTGTTAAGTACCATTTCTCTAGCTACTGTAGCTACTCCTGAATGTACTCTAAGGTCGTCACAAATTAATAAGATTTTTTTCCTCTCGTTTTGAGGCAAGTAAGCAAAACTTGAATTCATATTATAGATTTTATTTTAATGTAACAATTTATTCTGGCCTATCCAAATTTAAATTTAAGTGATTGTGAACTTTTTTACGAAAGTCTTCATCAGTAAGATATAAATGGATGGTTCGATCTGCTAGTTTTTGGAAACTAAATTTTCTTTTAACGCATTCTATTCTAAATTCTTCGAATAGATCACTTTGGATTTTAACACTAGTTAGTGTCATATCTTTTTTACTCATAGCTTTTATTTTTATGTCCTATATAAATATATACAGATTCAAAAATATTTACTTTGAGCATAAATCTGCTTTATCATTAAACGGGCAATACTTACAATTATCACTTGGAGTGATAGGATGAGTGGTGTCTTTGTATTCTCCTGTTAGTGTAAAACATTCTTCTATAAATTTAGTCATTGAGTCAACTGCTTTTTTAGTTTTAATTTTACCACTAGCAGGTGTGAATATTTGAATTCTACTTTGAGGGAATTCACTTTCTTCCCATATTTTTCTTTTTAATATAAAGAACTCTACCTCAATATTGTCTTCAGGGATGCCAAACTGTTTACTATAATAATGTTTATAGAATATAATTTGGAATTGTTTGTCCTCGTCTTTTTTAGCTTTATCATTCCAACCCCGTGTAGACGTTTTAAAATCGTATATTTTCAATATATTTTCATCTTGATTATACATCACTAAGTCAATATAACCTTTTAATATAATGTTTTTATAACGCTCATCTGGGCGTATAGACAATGGTAGCTCACATCCTACTAAGTGCCAGCTTTTCTTACTAAAATGTCCACCTTTTTTCTTTTTAAAGAAATTTAAGATATTCATCCCATCATCAAAAAACTCTCTCATTTCTGTAGGGGCACTAAAATGAGTAGATTTATTAGCTTTATATTCTTTTAAATATGTTTCTCTAAAAACGTTCTCAAAGTATTCCTCTATATCAATACGATCAGCAGCCGCAGCACTTTCTTCATACATTACTGTTAAATAATTTTGAAGTGTTTCATGTATGGCTGTTCCAAACACAGTATGGATTGTAGGAGTATAGACTTGGAGTCCATCTTTATACATCAACTCCCATTTGTGGGGACATTGTTTCCAAATGGAATATTGAGAATAGGAAATAGATTTTTGATAAGAGTAATCTATTTCTAAAGGAGTAAATTGTCTTATCTCCTTAATTATTTGCGGAACCTTTTTAGTCAAAACTTATTTTTTATATTTAATACGAATGAATTCTCCTAACTCAGCATTGTTAGGATATTTTTGAATCATTTCTTGGATTTCAGGAATGATAGACATTTCTTTTTTAGCGTATTGAGCCGCATCTAACAATTCCTCATATAAATGATTCATGTAGTTGTCTTTATTGTTTTGATCTAAAGTAGTATTATATTTTTTTATACCACGCTCACTTCTAGATTTAAGATCTTCAATAACAGCTTCTGTAATTTTGTCTTTCATTTTAATAACTTTTTTTGTTCTTTTTCTTCAACACCTAATTTAGTAAGGATACTTTTTACTCCAGATTCTCTTAATATGTCAATATATTCTTCAGCTTCACCTAGTGAGCATTCAAAATAGTTAGCAACATGTTTAAGCAATGATTCTTGCTTTTTCTTTTTAGAGGATTTGATGTATTTAAGGAACATATTCTTTTTAGGTATCATATATAAATATATATTATATATTTTCTTTTTATCAGAATATGGAAAAGTTTGTACTAAATTTACAAATTCTATGTACTCAGGACTCATACTGAGGAAGCGATGCACCATATAAGGATTAAATGATGCTTGTTCTTCCTCAGTAAATGATTCCCATTTTGATTTATTATAGGTAATTTCCTTTAACCAATCAAATATTGTCATACTCTTCTCTAACTTCTTTAGGTAATAACTCTAACAATACTTTTCCTGTCACCACATCATAAAAACATGGAATAGGCATAATAGCGTCTTCTGTTGTACCTGCTACAAATTTAGATACTTTACGTAAAATTACTCCTTCAGCAAACACATGATTACCTTCAGGTGAAGTCATAGGAGTTGTACTCTTAATGTCAACGTTGACATTTGGGTTTTGGGGTTGTTGTTTATTCATTTTATTTATTGATTAATTATTTTTAAAATTGAGGCTAATAAAGCCATTACATTGATTTCTTTATCAATTCTGAAGTTAGCATGGTACATATAATTTTCTATTTCAATAACAATCATTGCTTTTGATAGATCATTATTACCATACTCATCTAAACTATCATATAGGAATCTATAAATCTCTTCAAAATCATCTAAATTGCTATCAGCAAGTATTTGTCTAATGTTTTTAAAACTATTTTTAGATGGTGATTTAAGTTCCTTTAATAAAGCATCTTTATAACCACCTGTTAATACTGTTTTGTCTATTTTAAGAAAACTATTTGCTTCTCCATGAATAGTATTTACTTGACAAGTATTAAGTATTTTTCTAACATCTGGGTAGTGTTTATTAACTACTAAAACTAGATCCTCTAATGTGTAATGGATATCTTCTTTATCTAAAATAACAGCTGTATGTCTTGCTACTTCTTTTTTAGATGGGGGTGTAATTTTTAACACTTGGCATCGTGATTGAAGTGGATCAATAATACGTTCAAGATAATTGCATGTCAGTATGAATCGAGTAGTAAGAGAATATGTTTCAATAATATTCCTAAGTGAAGCTTGTGCTTGTATAGTTAAGAAATCAGCTTCATCTAAGATAATAATCTTAATTGGTTTAAATGAAGCGCTTGAAGCAAAACCTTGAACTTTATCTCTAATAGTGTCAATACCTCTCTCGTCTGATGCATTAATATAAAGATAATCACAGTTAAAATTATTTACAATTAATTTAGCTAATGTTGTTTTACCTGTTCCAGGTGTTCCATACAATAATAAATTTTGTAAATCATTTTTCTCAATATATTGGGCAACAATAGATTTTAATTGCTCATTACCGATATAGTCTTCTAATGTTTTAGATCTATATTTTTCTACAAATAAACTATTTTCTTTCATATATTGTAAAGATAATAAAAAATGGCCCGAAGGCCAAATTTTATTTAATAATCTCCATACATGTTAAATTTCTTTGGAGGAATTGGTTTTATTTCTGCTACTGTAGTTACAATAGCATATAATTCACCTTTCACAGGTGATAATCTAAAATCACAGGGCTGTTGTACTTTTTGGAAGTATGCCTCTAATGTTTCTGTTAATGAAGAATAAACAGCAGGTAAATCATCTAACAACACCCACTGATCTCCAGGTGGGTGTCGTTTAGCGATTAATACTAATTCTTCTTTAGTTTCTAGTTCTGACATATTGTTCTTTTAATAGTGATAAAAATCTGTCTAGGCCTATGTTCATACTATAGTCTTCAGTGCTTAAACTAATATACACCGATTCCGAACCCGGAATGTAGTGTATGTTAGAGATTGTGTATATTTCTAAATCGATTTCGATTGTTTTACCAATTAAGCTTACTGCGTCTAACATTAGAACATTCCTCCCATGTTAGCCATACTATTATCTTGTTTATTATCTTCAGGCTTATCTACAATAGTACATTCTGTTAATAGAATTGTTCCTGCTACTGAAGCTGCATTCTCGATTGCTGTGCGAGTAACTTTAGTTGGATCAATAATACCAGCATCTTTCATATCGACAAATATCTCTGTTTTAAGATTATATCCTGCCCAATTAAGATTACATCCTAGTAATTCATTAATCAACCCAAATGATTCTTGATCAGTATAACCAGCATTAGTAAGAATTTTCATAAATGGAGCACCGCATGCTTTATATACAATTTTACCTCCTATTGATTCGCGGTTTGAAATTGCTTCACGAGCGTAAATTAATGCTGCTCCACCTCCTGGTACAATACCTTCTTCAATTGCAGCTTTAGTTGCTTGAAGTGCATCATCAACTCGGTCTTTCTTTTCTTTAACTTCAGTTTCAGTATTTCCACCTACGTGGATGATAGCTACTCCTCCGACAAATTTCGCGAGTCTTTCTTGGAGTTTTTCTTGTTCGAAAGGTGTTTTTGTTTTTTCGATTTGGAGCTGTAACTCTTCAATACGTGTTTGTATTCGTTCAGATTCTCCTCTTCCGTCAACAATGGTTGTTTCATCTTTTGTTATTGTTATTACTCTGGCTTCGCCAAACCAATCCCAGTTAAATTTATCAAGTTTCATACCTTTCTCAGTACTAAACACTTGACCACCAGTTAGAATGGCGATGTCTTCTAAAATTAATTTCCTGCGATCTCCAAAGTCAGGTGCTTTAACTGCGCATACTTTAATTGTACCTCTCATTTTGTTTACAATTAATGTAGCTAATGCTTCACCTTCAAGATCTTCAGCGATTATGAATAATGGTCTGTTTTGAGCAGATACACCTTCTAAAATCGGTAATAAATCTTTAACTTGAGTTAATCGCTTATCAGCAATAAGTATCATAGGATTTTCTAAAACACAACTCATTGAGTTATTATCTGTTACAAAATAATGAGATTTGTAACCACGATCAAATTGCATTCCTTCTACTGTCTCAAGATAAGTTTCGCCTGATTTAGACTCTTCAATATGAACTACACCTTCTCTTCCTACTTTATTCATCGCTGTAGCTATCAATTTTCCTACTTCAGGGTCATTATTTGCTGAGATAGTTGCTACTTGTTCAAGTTGTTCCTCAGAACTAATATCTTGAGATATGTTTCTACGTAGTTCATTAACTACTTCTTTAACTGCAGCGTCTATATTACGTTTAATTTCTACTGCGTTTGCTCCATTACTTAAATGTGTTAAGCCTGCTTTAACCATCTCTTGAGCTAATAATGTAGAAGTAGTTGTTCCATCTCCTGCATTGTCTGCTGTTTTAATAGCTGCTTGTTTAACCATTTGAACACCTAATTCTTCAATTGGGTCTTCAAGTTCAATACTTTTTGCTACAGTAACTCCATCTTTTGTAGATACTGGATAGTCTCCAGGTTTAGAAATTACTACGTTGCGGCCGTTAGGGCCTAATGTTGATGTAACTGCATTTGCTAGTTTATCAATCCCGTTAACTAATTTTTTTCGTGCTTCGGGTCCGAATTCAATAATTTTGCTCATAATTTTTAATCTTCAATAACTGCTAAAACTTGGTTTTCTGGTAATGTATAATACTCTTCTCCTTCGAAATCGATCTTTGAAGGGCCTGCTAGTGGTAAGATAACTTTTTGTCCTACTTTTAATGTTGTAGGTACAAATGTTCCTGTTACCGAATAGTATCCTTCACCGATTGATACGATTGTTCCTTTTAGTACCTTTTCTTTTCCTAGGTCTGGTACTACAATAGACCCATACATTGATTCTTCCTCTTCTTGAGGTTTAACGATCACTGCGTTGAACGTTGCTGTTAGTTTACTCATATTATAATTGATAGTTTTTGATTAAATTCTTCTTGAATATTAGTCCATTCTTTTATATACTCTTGAAGTGAGTTAAAATCTTTTTTCTTATGGACTTTCATTTGAGCTACACTTTTTAATGCAGCATCTAGTTTACCGAAGTGACCCCATGATTTAACATATGTTTTATTAGGTGATTCAGATGATGTTACATTTTCGTAAACAGTGTAACAATAATGATCTTTTCCTATAAAATAAGGTTCTAAAACTTCATCTCTAATTGTACTTGTGCCAGATTGGGCTTCTTGTTTTTCTTGACTCATAACTTGTTTTTATGTAAATATAATAATCTATTTTATTATATCCAAATTTAAATGTAACTTTATTATAAATATATAATATTATTGTTCCTTAGCAACTACATAGTACTTACTTTGTAATTCCTTATGGTTAAATTCAAGTTTCATTAAACCATTTGAATTAATATATAATTTTCCATTCTCAGCACTTTTATTACTAACTAATATTTCTTTCAATAAATCAGAACTATAAGTCAATTCAAATGTATTAGAGTCTATAATATTAGGATTTGAAATAGAATATGTAACTTTATTAGCATATTCAACATCACCACCAAATGTAAATTCTAAACCATTAAGACCAGGTTTAATAACTACATTTTCACTATTAGGTAAAGCATTTTTAGCTTTAATAAGAGCAGTCACTACTTCTTCATCTAAAACAGCATCAGTATTATACTCTTCAGGTCCGTTGTATTCACCTGGTTTAGCGATTGTAAGTAAATCTGCTAAAGCATAATTTAAATTGAATTGTTGGTCAGCTATTAGTAATTTAGATATTACTTTACCTTCTTTAGCATAATCCAACATTAGATCACCACTTGTGATTGATAATAATTTATCTAATTGGGTAGTGTTATTAATGCCTATTTCGGATTCAGGTAATGGAAACCCGTTATATACCACCTTTCCTATCATTTCACGCGTAGGCGCCATAAAATCAATAGTAAGCACTTTATTACCATCTATACGCCATTTAACGTTTTCTATTAATCCTTTTAAATGGTATTTCTCAATAACTGATTGGAGTTGAAATTTTGATATCATATGATTTAATATAATGAAGTTTTTTAAAAAGCAAAGAATTTTGTAACATTAGAATTTAAAGGCGGAAAATCCCATTTTAAATCTTTATAAAGTTCCTTTAATTTATTTAGTAGTAGTGATTCAAAAATCTCATCTACATCAATATATGTTTTAACAAACTTTTCTATTTCGTCAGGTACTTTAGCATTTGGTAAACCAATTGTTTCTAATTTGTACATATTTGGTTTTAAGTTAATAATAAAGATTTTATCACCTTCTACTATTGATTCATATTGTTTATCTAAACGTTTAAATTTTAATAGGTCATTATAACGAACTGCTGCTTTAGTATTACTAGGTGCTTTTAATTTAAATGAACTAAACATTTCACCTGCTCTAGCTGGTATTTTATATGATGATATTTGTTTTACTCCTGTTGGTTTACCTAATTCTTTAGGATCTAATGTTTTAACTAATTTGTAGAAATCAATAATGGTTTTATCTATCTCTGTTTTAGTTTTACCAAATAGGATATCTTTAATTAATTGTTCACCAAACCCTTTAAATCGTTTATTCATATTGGACTTCATCAATTCAAGTCCTTTCATGTCTAGTTCTTCAACAGCAACACCTTCCTTATTAGTAATGTACATTGCATATCTTCTCTTACCTGTAACTAAGATACCTTTAGCAATTACTTCTTGTTTTAATTGGAAATAATGTTTTTTAGGGTTAATATTAAATATTTTCTTACATAATGCATTCAAGTAATAATTTGACTCATCCTGTATTTCAGTAGCCATTTTTAATATCAATTCATCTTTTTGGTCAGGTGTTGAGTTAGGGTATCTATGTTTTAATAAATCACCTAATTCAATATACATGGAATCAGTATCACTAATACAAATAAATTGTTTATCTGATTTTAGTTCTGTATTTAGTTTATTATTAGCAAATATAATACTCTCTTGTGTTAATCTTTGACCACTGTTAGTAATAGCAGCACTACAAATTAAATGTCCGTCTGTATATCTCCATCCGTTTTTAGCAAATGTACCATACATAGCGTTTTGCAAGATCTTAAAAGCGTGTTGGAACAAATCATATAATTTATAGTTAGCCCAGTCTTCAGATTTACCAGCTGTTTTCTTTAAACCTCTATAATGTTCTCGTTTTCCAAACCAACCTTCTAGAATCTTAGCAACTACACTTTGTTCATCAGTTCTAAACATAGCACCTGAGGCTGATAATGTAAAGTCATTTTCTTCAATCATTTGGATCAATTTATTAATTGATATTTGAGCTGATTGGAGTGTGTAGTTCTTTTTATTTAGTTTCTCAACTGTTATTATTTCATTAGGGTCTCGTTCTTTAAGTTTTTCTAAACTATGATTTTGTTCATAAGTAGGATTATGAGTAACAATTCTACCTACTAATGTCTCAATTCCTAAATTAAGTGATTTAATAATGGAAGGATATAGTGATGTGAAGTCTAAATCAATCACATCAAAATACAATCCTGGTATTGGTTCTAATAAATAGCCACCAGCATAAGTTGAATTAACTGTTTTTCGTGATGGGTTATGAGTTGTTGGTTTATTAGGTGAAATAATACCTTCACGTTTAAGATGCTTTAATATAGCACCTTCATTCATTACAGTATTATAATAAATTGATTCATAAGGTATATTACAAATATGAGATATCATAATTGTTAACTCAATGAACTTAAGTTTTTCTTCTAGTTTTTCTAGAATCTCAACGTCTCGTAAGTTATAATCAATAAATTTATTTAGATCATCTCTAAATAATGTATTTAAATTACCTTCATATTCAATTTTACCTAAACCAACATACTTAGTTCCAATGTCACCTAATTTATATGATGGTTCTTCTTTCATAATGTACTTCTTATGAAGTAACATATAGTCTAGATGGTTAACTCCACCTATTTTAATTTGATTTTCACCATTAAAATCACGTGCCTCGACTTTACCTATTGGAGATAAACGTTCTACTTCGTCTATACCAACAATTTGTAACATTCTGTAGTATAAGTATGGTAAGTCAAAGTAAGCTGAGTTATAACCAACTAATATAGTAGGATCTAATTCCTCATATTTAGATAAAAATTTACCTATCAATTCCCGTTCTGAACCACAGGGTATAATAATTTTATCATCTTGGTTTGTTTCGGGGATTTGTTTTGATTTATCAACTATAAAACATATTTTTTGTTTAGTTGTTATATCTATTAAAGCAATGGAAGTAAGAGGCATAGGAGCAGATTTAACATACTCAGGTGTTAATGCACCTCCCATCTCAATCTCAATATCTATATAAACAATATTATGCCAAGATGGTACTACATCTTCTTCTTTGTAATATAATTCTCGTAAAGCATATAATGATTTATCAATATCTTTTTCTAATAAATCGCGGTCATCTTTATTATATTTTTTAGTAGGAATAGCCCATCCTCCTGTTAATACAGGACGAGCATTTTCTTGCCACTCAGGAACACGTTTCCAAAATGTAGGCTGGAGTTGAAAATCCATCCAACCTTGTTTATCATCTCGTAAATGATAAGTATAACTTTTATGGTCGTAATAAATAGCTTGATACATATACTGTAAAGATAATAAAAAAGGCTTGGTTTCCCAAGCCTAATTTAAAAATATGTTTTTTATATATTAAGCAAATGAAGATGATCTCCAAACAGCTCCAAAACTATCCCAAGCGTACAATCTAACTGTTCCTGCATTACTGTAAAATACTAATTCTCCTTCAGTTCCTGTCCATGCGGGAGCAGTAGAATACGCGCTTATAACAATTGAGCCAGATTGAGTTACTTTAAATCCATCTTCTAATTTTCCTTCACCAATACCTACAATAAATAAGCTAGTATCATCACCTGCTGTGTTATTTTTACCTACAACAGTTTGGAATGATCCTGAAGCTACAAGATTATATCCGGTTGTGAATGATGCATCTCCTAAAGCAGTAGTACTATTACCAGCGGCATGTGAAGCTTCTCCAATAGCAGTATTGTAATATCCCTCAGCATGTGAATAAAAGCCTATAGATGTTGTTTGAATTCCTTCAGAGTGTGAATACTTCCCAATAGATGTAGTTAAATTGCCTTCAGCATGCGAACCACTTCCTGCTGCTACTGAGCCTGAGCCTTCAGCATGAGAATAAAAATTTGCTGTAGTATGAACACCTTCAGCATGTGAGTAATTTCCTGTTGTAGTGGTGAATCTTCCTTCAGTATGTGAATAGTCTCCTATAGCTGTTGTTTGAAATCCTTCAGTATGTGAATGGTCCCCTATTGAAATAGTGCTACCTCCTTCAGCGTGTGAACTACCACCTGCCGCAGTTGTTGATGATCCTTCAGCGTGTGAGTAAAGTCCATTTGCTTTTGTATTAAATCCCTCAGCATGTGAGTAAGCACCTGATGCTATTGTAATTACTCCTTCAGCGTGTGAGTAGATATTTTTAGCTGTTGTTTGAAATCCTTCAGCATGTGAAGCAATTCCTATTGCTATAGAACCTGACCCTTCAGCATGTGAATAAGCACCTGACGCTATTGTAGAAATTCCTTCAGCGTGTGAATAATCACCTTTAGTGGTTGTTAAATATCCTTCAGTGTGGGATGCTACTCCAATTGCTGTTGTGCTTTGACCTTCAGTGTGAGAATTTTGACCAATCGCTACTGTAAATACTCCCTCAGAGTGGGCTACTTCTCCTATAGCAGTTGTGATATATCCTTCAGCATGTGAACCAAAATTACCTAATGCTTTTGAGCTATACCCTTCTGCGTGTGAGTATGTACCTACTGCTGTAGTGAGAGTTCCTTCAGCATGTGATGCTGTTCCTATTGATGTTGTTTGAAATCCTTCAGCGTGTGAAGTATCTCCTACTGCTATAGAACTTGAACCTTCAGCATGTGATCCATATCCTAAAGTTATTGAGTATAATCCTTCAGCATGTGAGTTATATGCTAATGTTGTAGTTTTTTCACCTTCAGTATGTGAATACGGTAATATAGCTGTAGTAGATAATCCTTCAGCGTGTGTGCCAGTATTAAAAACTAATGTGGCTTGTCCTTCAGCGTGTGCTCCAAATGCTCCAGGAGCAACTATACTTAATAACCCTTCAGCATGTGAGTAGTCTCCATTTATATAAGTAAGATATCCTTCAGCATGTGAGCCTGTCCCATTAGCAGTAGTATTATATCCTTCAGCATGTGAGGCAATTCCTTTAGCTGTTGTTATTTGTCCTTCAGCATGTGAACTAGTTCCAGCTGCAACAGTTTGGATTCCTTCAGCGTGTGAGGCACTTCCTATTGTTATAGTCAAATTACCTTCAGCGTGTGAATAAATACCTACAGCGGTAGTAAAATATCCTTCAGCATGAGATGATGATCCTATAGCTGTAGAGCAATCACCTTCGGCATGTGAGTAAAGACCTATTGCTGAGTTACAATCTGCTCCGTTTGTTAATGAACCAGTGATATATTGAGACCCACTAAAATTATTAGATCCTGTAATCGCAAATGATCCTGTAGCTGAGTTAGGGCAAAAACTAGATGTAATAAATGTAAAGTTATCATCTAATTGTTGGTAGGTTAAAGCTGAACCTTGGGCTAATCTGAGTATTAAAGACATATATGTGTTTTGTTATAAATATTAAAAGGGCTAGAATAATCCAGCCCTTTAATTTAACGTATGTTAGTTTGATTAAGGTTGTTCCATTGTTACATACCCACTAACTACGTAATAATTTTTTACATATTTAGTTAACCCAGGAGTAGATGGGTATCTTTTACTGGTTCCGCTTCCTCCTATTTTAGGTCCTTGATAGTAAGTAGGATTATTCTTAACAAACCTTGGAGGGGTAATGTTAATAGGTGGTTGTTTAGTAGTTGCCTTAATCATAGTTTTAATATATATTATTGGTAATTAATACCTATAACTAGAGTACATGACCCTGAGTTAATTACATTATCCGCTAAGGTTTGAGAAAAATAATCAGAATATGTGTTTACATAAAGTGCATTTTGACTATTAACACCAGGAGCTGGAGTGTAAGCAAATATTCCATTTGTAGGTATAGATGCTGAACTAGTAGGGGTCAGTGTAATTTGTAAACCTATACTTCCAGTAATGCTTCCTGAGGCTCCAGTAAATGAACCTGATGATATAAAAGCATATGATCCTGTAGTCAAACGTGACCATGAGCCTGTAATAATGTTAGTTGATTTTCCACCAATACTTTCTGTTATTTCTAACATATTACCAGCTGATTGGTAGATTGACGCTGTATATAAGGGTAAAAATGGCATTGTATATATGTTTTAAATTATGATGCAGTTACAAAATATCTAGGTATTAGTTTTAAATTTGGAAGTGAGAAATTATAAAAATGTCCCATAGTTAATCCCCAATGTTTAACTCTATAATTATCATATGATCCGTAGGCTGTAGTATGAGAACCTATATAATTTATTCCTAAATTTGTTGCTCCTAAACTGTCAACTGAGTAAGCTTGAGGGAAACTTAAAATAAATCTAACTGTTCCTGGTTCTCCAGCATTAGTAGCTAAATATGGGCTATCATTTCCTGCTGTAAATGTACCAGGAACAACTGATGGAGTGGCAAGTATTCCCATTCCTCCTGCGCCCGCACTTATATCGGCCCCCCAGTTTCCTGGGTGGGAGTTTACCCAAGGGGTTAAAGTATTAGTTTTAAAATTTGTCCATTGTGGGAGAGGAGAACCATATGCTCCATAACATTCAAATGGATCTGCATCTATATTAGTACCAGCATTATATGTTTCAAGTGACATTCCAAGTTGTACAGAAAACCAAAGTTCATCTATGCTACTTGATAAGTTAGTAGAAAGTAATATACCATTTATTTTACTCCATGGATTATCTGGGCGTTGGTGTGGCCAAACACTAAAATCGTTCCCAAAATCAAGTGTTTTAACTTCATATTGAGGAATAAAAATAGGTGAAGTATCATCTAATGAATACCATGAATTTGCAGAAGATGGAGAACTACCTGTAGCTTTCATAGAATTATTTATAAAACCAAATACGTGCCTGCTGTTTGCAAATGAAGGATCAAATGGGCTTGTCCAAGCACTTAATGATGAACTAACTACTTCAGAGGTATAAGCAATATTATTCCCACTAGTTGCTAATACTGACCAACCACCAGGTAATGGATTTTCATAGCAATTAAATAAATATGAAGTTCCATCTGATGGGACTGAGATTCCTTCGTCTGCGCCACCGTTAATGTCTCCTCCAGCATTACTTGGGAATATTTGTATATCTATACCACTTTTATTAATTACTGTAACGCTTTTACCTGTAAATGGTTGCGGTAATTTAGCACAATAGTCTGTAGATGTTGCTGTGGTTATAAGATTTATACCGTATTGTAAAGTAGCGGTTGTGTTACTAAATCCATCAAATGAAGCAGTACCATTTGGGGTAATATGATGTACATTTTGTACTACAGATGACCCAGTTGCTGAGAATGTTATATTACCAGTTGTGTTAATGGATCCTGTGATCGCAAATGAACCTGAAAGTGTTGGCATGTATGTGTGTTTTTATTTATTAAACTAATCTAATTTGTATAAAGCTTCCATTTCTATATAATCCACCTATTGGAATACCAGCTGCTGCGGCGGTTGTATCATCAGCATAACTAGCTAATACTAGCCCTGGTAGGATTATTGTTCCGTTTCCTGTTGATACAGATCCCGAAATCGCTAGTGATCCTGTTACTTGTACTTGTGATCCAGAAGCGTATAATAAGTTACTCCTATTACTACCATCAGTACCATTACCTATGATAAATGAAAAATCATTAGAAGATTCTAAGTTATAAACACCTTGAGCATGTGACCAAGCACCTCCTGCTATAGTATACCATCCTTCAGCGTGTGATCTAGTTCCTTTAGCAGTTGTATTATCACCTTCAGCATGTGAATATGTACCTATCGCTACTGTGGATATACCTTCAGAATGTGATCCTTGTCCTACAGCTGTTGTAGACCATCCTTCAGCATGTGAACTGATTCCAATTGCGTCTGTGTCAATTCCTTCAGCGTGTGAGTAGATACCCAAAGATATAGATCCTGATCCTTCAGCATGGGAATAAGCACCTGACGCTATTGTGAGTAATCCTTCAGCATGGGAATAAGCGCCTGAAGCTAATGTGTTGATTCCTTCAGAGTGTGAATATATGCCTACTGCTTTAGTGTTATTACCTTCAGCATGAGATAAATCTCCTTTTGCTGTTGTTTGACCTCCTTCAGCATGAGACCAATCTCCTATTGCTTTATTAGCACTTCCTTCAGCGTGAGACCAATTACCTGCTGCTGAGGTGAAAGTACCTTCAGCATGTGAGTAGTTACCTATTGCTGTAGTGTTCTCTCCTTGGGTCATGCTACCTGTAAGTTGCATTAAACCAATTACCTTGATAACATCTTGAGTACCTAATGATATAGCTGTATTTTCATTTGGGTAGTAGTATTCACGGTCATCCCAATTTAATGATATATTATTAGTATAATCTTTTAATTGTCTATCTTCCCAATCTATACTTCTAACACCACTGGGGTCAATTAAGTCATAATTTTCCCAATTTATTACTGCTGTACCGTTAATATCGTACAATTCTCTAACATTAGGATCTATAGATAATCTATTAGTTAAATCATTTACACCATAGCTCTCTTCAAATCTTAATGATCCAGAAATGGTAGTATCACCTTTTAAGTCTACTGTTACTCCTGATCCTGAGATTACAAATGATCCTGTTATAGCTCCGTCTCCGTATTGAAGTACATATCGAGCATCTCCTACAGCTAAATCAAATGGAGCTACTGTTAACCATTGACCTACTGATCCAGATTGGAATATATAGGCATCACCATTATTAGCAGGTGTAGCATCTCCTGACACTACCCATAATACTCCGTTAGCTAATGAACCTGTAACTGCTCCTGATGAAGACGCGGCTAATGAAGCAGATGTACCTGTAAGTACTGCTGTTAATGATACAGATACGTTACCTGCTGTTGGGAAAATTCCATTAACTGAGGTTACAAATTGTGATGCATCCGCAGTTGTTAATATATTTTGACCGTTTATAGTACCATTATTGCCAATTACTATATCATTAATGACAGTAATATTATTAGCTGTAATATTTGGTGAATCTATATATGACGCTGTTAGCGCATATGAAGCTGTAGAAGACAAAACTGCTAAATCCACATATGACGCTGTTAAAGCATATGATGCTGTAGAAGATAAGTTTGCTAAATCTACGTATGATGCTGTTAATGCGTATGATGCTGTACCATTTAATGAACCAGTGATTGAGGCATTAGCCATAAAATCATTAAAGGAAGCTGTACTTAAGAAACTAGATGTAATAAATGTAAAATTACCATCTAATTCAGCATATGTTAATTCATATCCTTTTTCTAAACGGAGAGTAAGTGCCATGTGTGTTTATAAGAGATTAGTGTTTTCTTATAAATATGACATGGCACTAAAAAAAACTATTTATTTAAAAATTGTTTTAAATTTGGGCGGAAATAGTTTACTGATTTCATTACTTTACGATCTCGAGAACGATATACTATATAATAGTCGCCTTGTTTTTCGTAATGGCAACTCTCTCCTTGTTCTTGTTCTCTAAGTTTAACAGTGAAGTTAGCTTCTTCTTCTGTTTTACAAGCTTTAGACATATTACTTGCTTGCACCTCTAAGTAAGCGGGTAGAATTTGGTCTTTTAAACCGTGCAACATAGCCCCGTTTCCTAAAGACACGTAGGTAATATCGCATAATGCGTCTAAAACCTCTACGATGTTTCCTGTTTCGCATGCGTCTTTATATTCTTCTAGTTCTTCTAATATAAAATTATAAACAAACATCCATTCATCTTTAGATGGAATAGTAGGTTCATAATTGTTTGGTTTACCCATTGTAGCGTTAAATTCTTCTACTTCGCTAACAAACGGAACATAATTTTCTTTTATACTATTAATTTCATTTGATAGTCTGTTCCATTTTTTAACAACATCATCTCCAAATTCAATTTTAGACATCATAGATAAATCAGCAACTTGTGTTGTTAATAGTTCAATAAGTTCTGCTTGTTTTTCTTCTAATTTAGATTGATACATGACCATTATTTATTTTAAGTGAATCAAAAAATTCTTTACGTGCTAAATTATCGTTTTCCATAAACACACCTGATGCTTTAGTAGTAACCATTGCAGCACCTTGGTGTTTAATACCTCTACAACTAACACAATTGTGGGTAGCAACTACAGTTACAATAACACCTAAGTTACCTTCACAAACCTTATTTACTGCTTGGTGAATAGCTGCTGTTAATTGTTCTTGAATAGCACCTCTACGACCAAAGTGTTCTACAATACGATTCAGTTTAGATAAACCAATTACTCTACCTTTAGCACCTGCAATATAGCCAATATGAACTACACCTCTAATTGTTTGATGATGATGCGAGCACATTGATGTTAAATTGATATTACGTTCGATAATTACACCATCATATCCATCTGATGGGAATGAAGTAATATCAGTAAATCCATTATATCGGCCGGCCCATAAATCATTAACGTAAGCTTTAGCTACTCGACGAGGTGTATCAGCAGAGTTAGGATCATTTTGCCAATCACATTTTAATGCTGTTAAGAAATTACCAAAATGTTCAGTTGCTTCTTCAATCATTTGCTGTTTTTCATCGTCTGTTAATGGACGATCTAAGGCAGAACCATTTGCTAAACCTGTTTTCACACACTCAATATCGTTGTGAAATTTTCTTCTATTATTTTCCATATAGTGTAAATATAACAATTAATTTTAACTTTTCCAAATTAGATTGAGTAAATGGATGTAAGATTTCTATTAAAACCATTTTCATCATTGCAACCCATTCCTACAATCCATTCATCATTTAATTCAAAACCATAAATGTGATTAGGGAACTCAATATCTTTACGTTTACATAATGTAACTAATGTTATTGATTTAGGTTCTTTAATTTTCATATAATCTATTAGATATTTCATAGTATTACCTGAGTCGATTAGGTCATCAACTAGATATAAATGTTTATCTTTAATAGGTGTTTCTAAATCTTTAGTAATTTCAACATCACCTTGTTCTTTCTTACCAATATAACTTTTTACTCGAACAAAATCACATTCTATATTAAAGTTTAAGTTTTTAACAAGTTCTGTGTAGAACATAAAACCTCCATTTAATACACAAGCAAATACTACTTGATCAGATGTATCGTGGTGTCTTTGGTTTATTATATGAGCAATAGAAAAACATCTGTTTTTAATGTTTTCTGAGTAGATTAAAGGTCGCATTATTTACTATTTTTAATCATTTGTACTATATCATCTACACCGACATACTTTAAAACTCTACCTGATTTTATATGCACCAATGTAGGATAAAAATCTACATTAAACATATTGAATATGTCTCCATTGTTAGTGGTTTCTTCAATTCTATGCACTGGTATCATCTTTTTAGCAGCATGCTCTTGGATTATAGGTCTTGCTATACCACAATGGATACAATCTTCTGAGTAAAAAAGTATAAAGCTATCGTTCTTGTCTTGAAGGATTTCTTTTAGTAGTTGTTTATTCATTTTAAACTTCTCTTTTAGTGTCAAAGGCTATAATATGCTCTCTTCCTGTAAAGTTATAGCCGTTATCTCTACAAAAATCCATCACCATTGGGTAAACTCTAATTAACTCGTCTCTTGTATCACCAGGAGGCATTAACCAAGTCTTACGTTTTGAAATATCCATTTCAATTCTAAATGCTTCAATTTCCTCCCATGCCTCAGGCATTTCAATAGGATTACAAACTGGTTTGAAATGATAATCGTGGTGATACTCTAACGTTTTTCTTATCGTTTCTTTATCAAGACGGTGTTTGTTATGTTGGTCCACCATCTTTTGGTCCGCAATTTTACCTTGCGGTGTAAGAGTCCCAAGTGCAGGAATGCTGTTACTAAACTTAGGGCTAAGAGATATAAGACCAATAGGGTAGTCAGTTTCAATGAAATGAGAACCTTCTGTTTCAATTGTGATAAATAAGCCACGTTTTTCTGCTAAATGGGTTAATTCGTTTACTAGATCAGGATGCATTGTAGGTGAACCACCTGTTAACATCATTTCTCTAATATGAGGGTTATTGTCATAAATAGTTATAATATCATTAAATGTATATTTTCCTTTTTCAGGATGAATACTTGTATACCATGAATCACACCATCCACCTTCACCAAACCAACATCTGTGAGTACAACCTGTAGTTCTAATAACTACCGTAGGCATACCTGCTCTACTACCTTCAGATTGTACAGCTGTATATAACTCTACAATAGGTAATTTTTTATTATAATCTTCTATTCTTCCTGGTTTCATATTTCCTCGTAAATTGAGCTATTATTATCATTTTCAAAACACTCTACTTTAATACACTTGCAACGACCTGCGTCTGTTTTAGATAATACTTCATTAAAGTGTTCATATACTAAACGAGCATTACTTTCAGCACCCATCTTTTCTAAGAAATGTACTTTACATAGACCTTCCATTTGCATTTGTTCAAACAAATCACGATACGGATCATCAGCTTGAATTAATGTTGTATGATCCCACATATGATCCATCCAATCTTTTAAACCATTACCTTTAGGTGGTGTTTTAAATCCACCATAATCAACAATCCAATTCATATCATCTAACTGTTCATCAATATTAGGTTCGTTAGATGCAAACCATACTTTAAATTTTAAAGCATAACCGTGTAATAACTGGCAATGTGAGTGTGCTGCTTTATATTGTCGAATTGCTACTGAGTAATTCTCGAATAATTTAGTTGATACATATCTTGTTGCCATATTATCCTTCATTTAACCAATTAATGATTTCACTAAACGATCTGTTTCCTGTAAAGCGTTTAAGTTCTCTTCCATTTTCCATCAATACAACTGTAGGAACACTTCTAACTTTCGCTTCTGCTATGATAGCAGGATCAGTATAGTCTACATTTCGTTTTTGTACTGGGATTTGTTTTGCTATTTGCTCCATAGTTGGGCCTAATGCTTTACATGGCTCACACCATTCAGCACTATAATAATAAATTGATTTACTCATGATTTTCTAATATTTGTTCTACATGTTTAACTACTGTTTCCCAACTTACAGGACCTGTCTCATCAGCATAGCCAACTGGATCTACTTTTCCAAGTCTCATAAATGCTTCAACTCGTTCTACTGATGATGCTGATTTGTAATCTGAGTACCATTCTCCCCATTTAGTTCTATATACTTCTTCTACTCTAGATGTGCTTTCAGGGTAAGGGATATAAATTGGTTTGTAAGATGTGTTGGTGAAGGAATATACTGTGTTAAAATTAAGACCTAATTGCTCACAGCAGTCATCTCCATCTACTAAAATACCAGCCTTATTATTATCAAGGTAAGGTGTATAATAATATACTTTTTCAGCACCCCAATTACCTGCTTTAAATGCTTCAAAATCAGCATCTCTAAACTCTTGACGACAGTCAGGATAAATAGCATGATCACCAGCATGTATTCCCATTGCAATAGCACAATCAGTATCTTTTTGTTCAGCAATTGACAACGCAACTGCTTGAATAATAGAACTAAAAATCTTATTGCGATTCGGAACTACTGTTGCTTTCATATTCTCTTCAGCATAATGTCCTTCAGGTACTTCTTCACCTCCAGTAACTAATGCTGAGTTTAATAATTCAGATAAGCCATCTAGTTTAATTACTTGATGTTTTACTAATGGGTATGTTTCTTCAAATCCATTAGGAGCATGATCATGATGGAATACTCGACTAGGATTTTCATTAATATAATTAACTAAATCTTTAGCACGCTCTAATTCTACATTATGTTTTTGTCCATAATCAAATGATAATGCTGTGACTTCATAACTATTAGCTAGTAGATGAAGTAATAGTGTGGAACTATCCATTCCTCCACTTAACGATAAAACTGCTTGTTTTTTCATATGTTGTTTATTTTACGGAATAAATCTATGTTATTTAATATTAAAGCCAAATTTAAATCATAAGGATGTACATCTATTATATCATCTATTCTAGTTTTTGGTTTTAATGTTAAACCATAACTTTGATAAGGCATATTATCTATACCGGCCAAAATTGGATTTGATGTATCTATCGTTTCAATGCAACTTAAATGGTGATAATAACCAAATTCTTGAGGTAATTGACAACCTAATAAATGTAATTTAACTTCTTGCCATGGTTCATTTAATGAATAATCATCTACTAATGTTTTTACAAACGAAATACGACCCATCATTTTAGCAAAATTTGGATCAGGATGTAATGATAAATCATTATACCAACTTGCACCATATGAAATTGCTATTTTTTTATAACCTAAAGAGTTTTTTAATGTATTAAAACATTCTAAACCTTCCATAAGATTATTTGCTTGAACAACTGCTACAAATTTAGTATTTGGATAATCATATTCTTTTTGAATCCATTCATCCGCACTTCTAAGTGTTTTGTCTTTGTCTTGCCAATGATCAGGAACTATAAATTCATCAGGTTGAAGTTTTTCTAACCAATACAATAATCTATCTTCTGAATATGGTGTTCCTAGTTCATGGAGACTATTATCCATTATAATGTAACGACCTTCTTTACTAGATTGGAGAAAATACTCTTTATACTCTTCATTTTGGTCTAATAAATGAGGTAAACAATAATCATAATTATTAAATTGTTTACTTCGTTCTAGAAGACATAAAGGTACTTCATGGGATACTTTTGGTTTAAACATAGATTTTATTATTTGGTAAATTCACAGATACTTTCTTCGATCATCTCTATAACTAGATCATCTAATCCTTCTACTTCTCTAAATCTCTCTATATCAAATGTAGGTTCTATATGAACATTATTTATTACTACTGATGGAGGATTTACAATTTCTTCTAAGCGAATCCCAGTTTTATTACTAGAATGTTCTTCTATGGATCGTACCATATAAAACTTTCCTTTGTCTGGTAAAAACACAATTAATTCTTTTTGCCTTTCATTAAAAGCGGCATTGATACATTCTACAACTGATCCTATTTTCATACTTCTTCTATTTCAGACCATTCTGGTTCTGTGACTGTCTCACATAATAAGAAATGAGTAGCAGTTTTTAATACATGATCTGCCCCCATATATTCTTTCCAGATTTTTAATAACTCTTCATTAATATTATTATGTCTATCTATAATATAGCTAAGATTTAACTTTCTCAAAACTAAATAGACATTACCATTATAAAAAAACAATTCTTTCATTACTTAATGTACTAATAAATAAACTAAAGGTGCTATGATTATTAATCCAATCCCACCTGTTGTAAAAGTTGCTTTAACCCATTTGTTTTTAATATTGTCTGCTTCACTTAATTTAACTTTAGTATTTTCATGAGCTGTATATTCATTGTTATATTTATCTTGAAAATCTTTAGCTACATATAGTAAACTATTATATTCTTTATTTAAAGCATCATACGCTATTCTTTCTCTAGCTATTTGTAGGTCAGCATCCGTAGCATATTTTTCCCATTTTGCTTTTTCAAGCTTACATCCTTCAAACTGTTTGAATTTTACTAATAATTCAATTTCTTGTTTATGAGAAAAGAAAATACCAGTGTCACCACTAAAAACAATACGTTTAGGGGTTAAGTGTTGACCACATACTGTCACACTGATCAGTAGTATAGTTATGGATGTTAGAAATATCTTTAGCATTTTTTATTTGGATATATTGAATTTCTGTTTTTACATTGGCTTGAGCACTATCATAATCATGTTTTAACTTAATATATGATAAATTTAATGAGTCAGCAATATGTTGTAAACTATCAATACGATTATCAATTGGAACATTAACTGGTCTTGGTTTTGATGTTAGATGAGATATTACTAATGATGATGATAGTAATACAACTAGTAACCAAGGTGTAGCTGGGTGTTTGATAAATCGTTTAAGCATTTGGCTTAGTTTCTGTATTTTTAGGTTTTCTAGGATAGTATTTTTTCTTAGAAGGTGATTTCTTTTTTACTTCTACTGGCTTGGCTGTTTGACTAAGTTCCTCTTTAAGAGATTTGTTGATTATAGTCGCAACATCTAATTCTGCTTCTATTAATTCTAATTGTGACCAAATATATTCATTTTGGTTCTTAAGAGATGCGTTTTTCATAAGTACGAAAACGATAGCAATAGCTAATACTATTGTTGAAATTGTGAAAACTGTTAACATAATTTTTATTTTTAATTTACTATAAATATAAGTGATATTTTGGATTAATCCAAATTTAATTTAAAATTTTTTCGAGAATATAATTTACCTGATGGTTTAGTTCTAGTAATCATGTTTCTACGTACAATTTGCGCGACGTGTCTAACATTTAACCCATTTATCTGATTAGAATTCTTCATATTTTCTAGGTTTTGACTCAGGTTGTATATTATCTACATATTGTATACCGGGTTCAGTAGGATCTAAAACAATCTTGTTGGTCATGTATAAATATACAGGTCCTTCATAGTCTTTTATGGTTTGTTCTCCATTTTCCCAATATATTATGCGACGAGGAGCATTATAACTTCTAAATGTTCTACAAGTTACTCTCATCCAACCTATATCCTCAATTAAAACCTCAGTACTTTTTTCTGTTGGAAAATCATAAATTAATTTTCCTGTAAAACCTGTTTTTTCTCCCATTATTAATAAATTTTTTCAATTGGACAATCACTCAATCGTTTGAGCATTCTAAATTGGGCATCATTTGTTAGCTGTCTAGCTTTACTAAAATCATCGCTAAAATTTCCTTTGCCTTCTTTTAATCCGATCCAATACTGGGCGTAATCATTCATTACGTAAAATGGATTTGATTCTTCTTCAATAACTAATAATCTCTTTTTCATAACTTTTATTGTGCTATAAAGATAATAAAAAATGGCCCGAAGGCCAAATTTTATTTTAAAATATCTTATCCTTCACAACTTATACATTCTGATAAACGTTGTAAATTATCTCCTCTCAATACTGATTCAGTACGTAGGTAATATAACGTTTTAATTCCTAGTTTATGGGCCTCTTTATGTACCTGACTAATCCATTTTGGGGTATCATTTGGGTCAAAACATAAATTTAATGAAATAGCTTGGTCTACATATTCTTGTCTAACACCATTTTGTCTTACAATTTCTAATTGATTGATTTCTTTAAATGTTAAGAATACTTCCTTTTCTTCATCAGTTAAAATATAAGAAGGAACATTAATAACTGAGCCTTGGTCTTTTAGAATTTGATCCCAAACACTATCAATATTATATCCTTTAGTTTCAAGTAATTCTTCTAATATTCTGTTACGTTTGATAAATACACCTTTTGCTGTTTTCAAATTATAAACATTAGCAGGAATAGGCTCAATTGAAGGTGATACGCCTCCTGAGATGTGAGCATTTGATACTGTAGGTGCGATTGCTAAGTGATGAGTGTGTCTCATGCCTGTACCTTTACACCATTCTGGTTCACCATATAATTCTGCTTGGTCACGAGATGCTTTTAAAGCGCCTCTTTCAATAAAGTCAGATATCATTCTTGTGTAAGCAGTTGCTTGAATGCCTACAAACGGTAATCCTTTTGATTGTAAAAATGTATGCCATCCTAAAACACCAATTCCAATTGCTCTACCTTTAGTAGCAGAACGAACTGTGTTTTCCATAAACTTAATGTTCTTAGCTCTATCAATGAATTCTTGTAACACACCTTCTAAGAACCAACAAGTTAATTCAGGTAATGTCATTCCATTTTCAAATGTATAATCTTTCCATTCATCCCAACGAGCTAAATTTAAAGATGATAAACAGCAAATAAATGAGTGTAATTCGTCTGTATATAATGAAATTTCAGAACAAATGTTAGTCATTGACACTTGTAAGTTATTCTTAGTGTAGGCTAATGGGTTGTCATTATTAACATTGTCTTCAAACATGATATAAGGTTCACCTGTTTCAAGACGCGTTTTTAATATTTCGCCCCACAACTTCATCGCTTTAGGATCTTTATTATCCAAATCAGCCATAAATGCATCATCAATGACAACACATTGATGTAAGTTCAAACATTGACGATTAACATCACCTTTTGGTCTACGAATTTGTAAAAACTCTTCAATGTCGGGGTGGTTAATGTTTAAGTTAACTGACGCTGCTCCTCTACGAACACTACCTTGGTTAGTAGCTAAAATAGTTGAGTCATAAATTTTAGCCCATGGGACAATACCCTCAGATACACCATTGTCTTTAATAGCTTTACCTCGGCCTCTAATGCGAGATAAACCAATACCTACACCACCACCTTGAGATGATAGTCTCATTAATTCAGAGTTAGCATCTGCAATGCCTTCAATACTATCTCCAACATCAATACCAAAGCATGAGATTGGCATTCCACGTTCTGTGCCTAAGTTTGATAATACAGGTGATGCTAAACATAACCAGTTTTTAACTATTGCTTCGTAAAAGAAGGGTTGTAAATCTTTACGTTTTAATCTGCGTGCTGATGATTTAGTTACTCTTTTATAAGCGTCAAATACATCTTCATCAGATAGTAAATATCCTTTAGATATCATACTAACTGCTATCTCATCCATCCATTCAGGGTAATTTTTACCCTTAATCCATTTACTTGTGTCCACTTGTATACTCATTTTTTATTTTTTATAAATCGTCCCAATCCGCTGTTGATTTTGAATAACTTGTTACTCTTCCCGCAAAGAAATCTTGATGTGTTTTACCACTTGTTAAATGACCAAACCATTCAATTTGTTTTAGTAAGTTAGGATCAATGTCATTATAAATTGCTTTATAACCTAACTCTATCATTTTTTCATTAGCACGTGCTTTAATAAAGTTTTTTAATTGGTTAATGTTTAATCCATCAACATCTCCCATTTCAAACGCCTTATCAATAAAATTAAATTCTAATTGTACTGATAATTGGCAGGCTTCAGTCACTGCATTTCTTAAAGTGTCAGTATTTAATTCAGGCTGTTCTTCAAGTAATGTTCTAAATAACCAACATCCTGCTTTAGAATGTAATGATTCATCTCTAACACTCCATTCAACAATCTGGCCTGTTCCTTTCATTAAGTTTCTTAATTGAAAACTCATTAATATAGCAAACGAGCTGAATAAATTTACTCCTTCAGTAAACGCTGAGAATATAGCTAATGATAGTGCTTTTTCTTCTAATGTTTCACCTGGTGTTTCGACTAAACGTTCAATTTTTGCTTTTGATGTTTCGTCTTCTAAGAATGCTTGAAAATCATCTAAACCTAACTCTTCATTTAAACGAGCATATGCTTCAGCATGAATTGATTCGAAATCTGCAAATACACGAGCCATTGCTTGTACTTCAGGTTTTGGGAACCATAATGATACTTTTGTTGACCAGTAATCATTAACATGAACTTCAGTTTGAGCAAATGATTTTAATATGTTTCCAATTAAATTCTTCTCAGATTCAGTTAATTTTCCTTTCCAGTCACCTAAATCAGATGCTAATGGAACTTCGTCTGCTAACCAATGTACACGATGTTGATCTTTATAAAAGTCAAACGCTTGTTGATATTCAAACGGTTTATAAAATAGTCTTGGGTCAGTTATCATTTTTTATTGTTTAATTCGAAAAATTTCTGTTGTAATGTACTTCTATCTAAATTGTTAATGTCTGTGAAGCCATTAACTGGTTTAGAAGGATTAAATTGTTCTGCTTCTTCATCATAGTCTTCAAAAATTTCAAAATGACCTGTTGATGTATCTACTTTAGCACCAAATGTCATTCCGTCACCCCCATATCTGTTTTTCATAATATGGAATCGACCAGTACCTGCTACTTTATCTTCTTTTTTACGGGATAGTGATATGGAGATATCTGTGATCATAATTTTGTCGTAGCTTCCTGCTGCTTTATCTCCTTCAATAATGTCATCTTTAGCACCTGCTCTGTTTACTTGTGATACACTCCAAACTGGTATTTTAAGTTCACGAGCAAGACCTTTAGTGCTAACATAAATATCATCTATCTCTTCTTTACGCTCACGATTGTTTCTTTTTGATCGAAGAAGATCTACATAATCAACAATAATCAAATCTGGTTTAAAATCTTGGTCTATACATTTTTGTATATGTGCTTCTATTGTAGAAATTGATGCTTTACCAGGTGAATACTCTTTAATTACTAAATTACCAGGTAAATCAACTATAGTTTCTTCTACTTTACTTTTAAAATCAGTTATAAGATTAACTGGTACTCCTGTAAAGCAGGCATCATATCTCCTTCCTACATAATCTTCACCTAATTCTAGAGTGTAATGTATAACATTAAAACCTAATTTAACAGCATGTGCTCCTAAAGCAATTAATGTCCATGATTTACCTCCTCCAGGATTACCAAATATTAATCCAAAATCTCCAGGTCCAATACCTCCTTGAAATAATTTATTAAATGCATCCCAAGGTGTAGGTACAGCTACACGATGTTCTTCTCTATATCGAGTTTCAATATCTTTACTATACTCTAATCCTAAATTCTTATCACCACCTGCTTTTAAAGCGTTATCTACTAGATATCGAATTGAATCATAATCGCCAGCATCTAATAACTCTACTGAGTTTAGTAATGCTTTTTTTAATTGTTGGTTTTTACAGAAATTAGAAAATTCTTCCTCTACATAAGCTAAATCGTCATCAGATGCTTTATATGCTTCCTTTAGCTGTTCTTTAATTGATATTTGTAATATCTCGTTATCAATTCTTTTTAATTCTATTTTTAATACCTCCATACTAGGTGTAGAATGGTATTTGTCATAGTATTTTAAAATTTCCTTAATAACCCATTTATGTGCTTGATTATCAAAATAATCTTCACTGATTATATCATGAATATTCACTAAGAACTCTTTATGGGTCAATAAAGATGATATTACTTTAATTTGAAAATGCGTCCCATACTGGGAAAGTGTACTTAATGTCATAACTTTTATTATTTAAAACTGCTTAATACTTTAAATGTCTCTTTTATCCAATAATCAATATTTTTTAAAACATTAACTAAACCATCTTCATGATATAGGTTTAAAAATTCTTTAGTTTTTAAATTAAATGGTCTAGCTTCTATTAATTCTTGTATAACTTCTTTCTCTTCATCGTCCATTAATGGATGGCTTAGATCCATTATTTTATAATTATTCCTTATTGAATCACTATTAAATACTACTCTAGAATATATTACATTGTCCTTATATTTGGCTTCACTAATGTTAAATATGTCTTCTAGTATTAAATCTTCTTCAGCTAGTTCAGGAAATAATTTAAATAATTTTTTAGGGCCTAATCCTTGTACTCCAGGTATTTTATCTGAATTATCACCCATTAATGTCTTATATAATATAAAGTTTTTAGGTGATAAGCCAAACTTATCTTTTACTGTTTTTGGAGTATAATACTCTTTAACCATAGGGCTATAAACAGTTATGTTATCTGTGACTAATTGTAAAAAATCTTTATCTGCAGATACAATAACACATTTAGATTGGTATTTTTCGGTTATATATTGTGATAAATAAGCGATAATGTCATCTGCCTCGACTTTATCGAGAGATATTACTTTGATGGGTAAACACCGTAGATAATGAATTAACCTAGATATTTGATTAGCTTTAGAATCTTGTTCATCATCTATATTATCAAAAGCATCATAGTTAGTTATCTGTTTGATATTCCTACCTGATTTATATTCGGGGAGTAAGTTCTTTCTGTTAACAGAAGAACCAACTCCGTCGAATACAATATATACAGATGTAGGTTTATTTTGGTTTATTAGAAACCCTAATGATCTTAAAAAACCTCCAAGTCCTCCAATGTGAACTCCTTCTTGATTGATATAATTTAGTACAGCAAAATTTCTTAAAAATAAATTTAACCCATCTATGATTAATACTCTATCATGTTTATTAAAAGTAACTTCTTTTTCGGGTTCTTGGGTAACATTTTCTAATAACTTAAATAAATCTTTTTTATTCATCTTAATCCTCTTCAATTATTGTTATAGCCTCTTTACTTTCTTCCCATTCTGAGGTGTCTTCAATGAGGTCTACTTCAACACTTCCTAAAATGTCAACCCATTCATTAGCATGTTTTTTCTTATATTCATTAATTTCAGTCTCATTGATGAATCCATGAATAGTAGCTATAACAGTACTTTTTGTTTGTAACCCAGTAACGTGATTTTTATCACAAGCTACTTTTGTTCTAACAGCGAACTCAACTTCTTTACCATTTTTAGTTGCTTTAATTTTACTTGTACCGCTATTAGTAATGTTACCAAATGTTAATACAATTGAAGCGTCTAAAAACATAGTTTCACCGTTTTTCATTTTCATTTTTGGTTGAGACATAATTGTCTCAGCTGGAGCAACCCAAATCTTATTGATTGCTACCATTGAATTAGTGTAAGGTGACGTTTCTTTTCTTGATAATGGGAAACGTTGATTGATAAAATTACCAAACTGTTGTGACATTGCACCTGCATTCCACATCGGGTTGTTTTTATTTGCTTCAACGCTCATTTTACAAGGTATAGAACCAATTGAATCCCAGAAGAAACATAAATCATAAGGTAAATTACCTTTCTTTTGTTCATCTAATAGATCAGCTATAAATCCAGCTACATCTTCAATTGTTCCTAATGAACTTCTATCAATGTATAAGAAAAATCCTTTATAGTCTATAACTTCCCCAGTTGTTTCATCTACTACATCTTCAACTTGGAAACCCATTTGTTTAGCATGTTCCCAAGACCATTTCATCTCTGTAATAATGAAAACTGGCAAAATGCCCATTTTCTGGGCATTGATTGCTAGTTCTAGTAGCGCAGTTGTTTTACCTGTGTTACTGTGTCCTCTTAACAAAGTGATATGGCCTATAGGAGCTCCAGGCACTGAAATTGATTCTTGTAGTGCCTTTGAAAATGGAATCCAAGTTTGTTCTTTAAACTTTACATTCGTATTTAACAGCTTTTTCTCTTTGAATTTGTCTAAGCTAAAATTAGCTTTCATTTCTTCGGAGACGGCAGCCGTCAACGATGTTGATTTTTTAGTTTTGGCCATAATTTATTTTTATTTTAGAATGGTGAACCTTCTCCTTCTTCTTCGTCGTCAAATAAAGAGTCAAATTTATCAGCTTTACTCATAGGTTTAGCAGGAGTTTTAAGACTGTAATTTGATTTTGGTTCTGCTTTTGCTTTAGCTAGAATTGGATCTTCAGTTGGTGCTTCAACTGGTGCTTCAGTTAGTACATCTTCTTCTTCTTCCTCATCAATATCATCTTCTGCTTCTTCAGGTGCTAACCAATTTTGTAGAATTTCTTTTAAAGCATCAAAATCCATTTTGCGTTGTAACTCTAAAATACTTGGCTGTTCTGTTAAACAATTTTTAACATAATCAGCGTCATCACTTAATTTTGATGTTTTAGGTTTAACACGAATTGATGATTTTAATCCTTGACGACCACCGATATCACCAGTTACTACATCAACTGTAAAGTCACGGCCTTCGTTAATGTCAGTGAAATCTCCATAATCCTCATCCTCTGCAATACCAAGTAATTGCATGTAGATTTCTTTTCCGAATTCCCATAGACGTACTCCTTTTTCTTCTTCTCCTCTAACAACTACAGGAGCGAATACTCTCATTTTAGGATCTAATTTCTTAGCTAAACTCCAATTTTCTTTGTCTTGTGTTCCACGAAGTTGTTTCGCAAATTCAACAATTGGATCTTTTTCACCCCAGTTAGTTAAAGCGTAGATTGGGAATTTTGAGAACCCGTAGTGAACGAACACTTCTTGAAATGGGTTGCTTTTGTCTAAGATCGAAGGCACGATTCGGATTTGATATTTACCTTCTGATTTTGGTTTCCAAAGATGTTTGGAATAATCAACTTTTTCTTTCTTTTGCCCAGCTGATTGTAAGGCATTTAGTTTTTGTTTGATTGCTTTGATGTCCATAGCGTTTATTTATTTATTTATTAAAGATACGATATAATGTAAGAGAGGCCAAGTTTAGCTATTAAAGCTTTTAAAATCCTCGTGAGAAAATCGTTTTATGTAAGTACGCTTAAAGTTCTATTATGCTGTGTATTTTTGTATTTAGTTGTTTTATTTCATTGCTTTGTGTTAATAATATACAATTTTTATAATGATGCCAATTTACTTTATAAGATACATCTACAACACCACCATTTAACTTTTTAATTAACTCGTTAAGAGCGTTTATTGTATATAAAGTATTAGTTTCTTTTTTACGATGTACTAGAATAGTATTTAGTGGAATTTCGCTGATGTTAGATTCGTCAACGTTATATGTTAGAACATATTCATTTGTGCTTTTAATATATAGCACAAACAATTTGTTATACATAATTTTGTAAGATGTGGTTATGTTTTGTACCAACCCATCAAGATCAACATCATCCGTAAAAGTACAAAACAACTTATTTGTCATATCTAGTGAAAAATCTATGAAATTACCATTCATATCATAAATATTGGGGGATTTTTCAAAAGTTGTAATCATTTCCATAACTTAATTTAACATTTAATTTTAATTCTTTGAATATAGATAATATTTCTTTCAACAACATATCTTCTTCATCTTTATCCATATCAAATAAAAACGAATCATAGGTATATAATACTATTTGGCTTTTTTTACCAACTAATAACCTATGAATTTTTAACAATATACCAACATTAGTTGATGTCTCCAAGTTTTGGAGCATATAATTAAACAACTTTTGAGGATTCATATTAGGTAATTGATTATTAAAACGATAACCTGAAATTGGTGCAATAACTTCGCCTGAGTTATTAAATGTTTTCCAATTATTATTTATGAACTCTGTTGTCTTTTGAAAAAACTCAAGGTGTTTATATTCATCAAACACACCTCCATACAGCTGTTTGAATGTTAATTCTTTTGCTTTAGCATAATCTACTTCATATAAACTAGCAAAAGCAGCATGAATATCAGGTACATCAAAGTTGTAATTAACCAACTGTCCTGCAAGTGTTGGGTGATAAGCGGAGATATCGATTTCAATGAACCTATCATTTTTCGGTATAAAACTTTTACGTGCGCCATTTTCTTTATTTAGAGCAGCAAAATTAATACCATTAAACCTATTTGAAGGTCTTCTCGTTGTAGTAAGTAGGTTATATTGGGTGTATACTGTGTTATCCTGTATAGAATAAATAGGGCATTTAGTTTCATAGATGCTGTTGAATATGTTGGGGTCTATTTTTATACCGTTTTTTTCAATTCCAAAAAATGCTAATATTGTTTTATCTAAAAATTCATCTTTAGGTTGAACAGATATTTGTTTAAAATTTTCTTCATATGTTTCATAATGTTTGACTACAGGAATGATTCGGTTTATGTCTTCTCTGTTGCTAAATTTATTATAATAATGTGAATGGATTTTAGAACTACTTTGTAATTCAAATTCAATATTTAATTGAATACATTTTTTTATTGGGAAGTAATATAAAAACGATTTCTTATCTCTAACATAAATATTATCAAAAGACTGTAATACTGTGTTTATATGTTTCTCGCTTATAGAGAATGTCTCAGTATGATTGATACATAACATATATCCTTTATTATCATCTAAAGATTTAATGTATAATAAAGAAAGATGGTTTATAGCAGGATGAGTGTTGTTATTATAGGGAATAAGTTCTACAAATACATTTTTGTATTCTTTAGAATAAAATTCTAATAATTGATCTTTATTTTCTATAAGCCAAAACATAACCTTTATTTATTGTAAATATAATAAAGATTATAATATAACCAAACTATTTTTGAATTTGGGGTTTATAGTATTGGAGGTAATTTTCTTTTAAAAATATACCTAACCCTAAAACATCATTAGTTTTTTCAACTAGTTTTGTTAATTCTAAATTAGACTTATATACTTCTTTTTCATCACCTGTTAGTCTCCATTTTAAAGATATAGGCTGGTATAAATAATTATGACTAATTTGTTGTGGAGTAGCAGTTTGAGAAAAAGATTGATATGTAGATTTATTTATTTCTTCAAATATCAATTGGTTAATTCGTTTTGTAAAATATCTAGTAAAATATCCTCGTTTGTAATCTTCACTAGTAGGAAAAATACCAAGAGCTGGGTTCTTGGCTAGTTTTTGCTGTTGAAATTCTTCTCCGTCAGGGCCGTAGTAGGGGAATATCCTAACGCTGTTAGGTATATCCCCACTAAATCGACCAGTAAATGTTTCTCCAGTATATAATTTATAATAATTTCCAATATAAAATTTACCACTATCATTAGGATTTAAAGTATATTCATTTCCTGAGGTGTATAGATTTGATTGGATTTTATTTTTAGGTATATATGGCATTATTATATAGTTATAGCAGTTAATGTTCCAGCTGTTACTTTTCTTTTAGCTGCAATTTGACTAGTTTTTCCCTCTCTTCCGCTACTCCAAGATATATGGAAATGAGGTCCTGTAGCTCTTGCTGATGGATGATTATATTCATTTAAATACCTAAAATTATCATTCCCGGCTGTTAATGGATCTAATACTTTATTTATAATACTATCTATATCAGCTTGAGTGAATCGAACTTGTTTAGTTGTTCTTCCATCCGCGGATGTCCATGTAAATCCATCTCTTGGAGCAGCTGGGTTTGTTACAGTGAAGTCAATAGCATTACCAGTAGAATGGTGAGGTGCACTATGGAATAAATCATTTCCAGAATTAGATTCGATCTTAAATGTTGGGAAATTAGTGTGTATAAGTTCAAATACTTTAGCTGCTGCTTTAAACATATTTTCAGTTATATCTGCTCTAGTATCATAATTTGCTCCAGACCCTCCCCCTGCTGCTGCTAGAGCTGCTCGAAGTTTAGTTGCCCAATATCCTGTACCGCCACCGCCGCCACCGCCGCCGCCTCCGCCTCCGCCACCTCCAGTAGATAATGATGCGTTGCGTGGTGGTTGTTTGACTGATAAGTTTTTATCTATAGGAGTACCAAGACTATTTAGTGTAGTTGTCCAACCATTAATATCAATTTTATGAGATATACCTTTAACTAAAAACTGTAGATGTTTTCTATAATTCTCAGGAAGTAAAGCTTCATTAATGGTATATACTTCTAATAATCTAGGTCCACTAATCCCATCTAAAGTTATTTGCATGTCTAAAGGTATAAATCCTCTAGGGGGTATATAATTTTTATTTACTAAATGACCTATATCATAACTATAAATGTCTGCTGTTGTATAAGATATAGCTGATATATCGGCGTCAGTTACAACACCATCATTTACTAGTCTATTAAAATTCCTTAATGATGCTAAATTATTAATATATAATGTTTCAACATCTGGTGCAGTGCTTGGTTTAGAATTAAGATTTGTTTTAACTGGTACTATCCTATCTATTAAACCTGTATTCCATTTGCTAAATGCTGTAGCGTCTTCTCCGACAACGTTTCCATTAGCTTGAGCTCCTATACTAACCATAGTGGCAAAGGCATTTGAGAACTCAGTTTTAATAACTAAATCTTTAACAAAACTTCCATAATTATTATATAACAAATTAGGATTTATTGGAGTTACAACTCCTGGGGTAACACCTGAAACTTTGAATAATTCTGGTATGTTTGTATTGTCTATAATTCTTAACAGATTTGTGTCTTCATCATATATTACTTCAAAGTTATTAATATTCCCTAAAGCAGCTTGAACACCTTTCATTATATTGGTTAAAAATTCATATAATGATACTGCTCCAGTTTCTGGGTCTATAAATTCTTCTAATACTCTAGCTATATAATCAATATTTAATAATATTCCCATAGTATTACCAACATACGCACTGTTAGTATATCTAAAACCAGCTCTATCAACTTGATCTAAATAATAATATACACCACGTGTAAGAGGAGGAACTCCACCACCACCTAAAGAAGTATAAGTTACTGTCACTACTGTTCTGTCACTACCTGCGGTGTTATCTGAGATAGTATATGTGGCGCCACTTATTATACCATATATAGTTGAATTTACTCCATTTATGTTAGCTGCTAAAGTAAGAGGAAGTGCTGCTATATCTGTAGTAGTTGTAGTTACTACATTAGCCATAGGAGGTCTTTTAAATACTGTAGTAGTTCTAGTTTCTCTAAATTTAGGGGCGGCAGCAGCAGATACTGTATCTAAAGGGATTAAACAAACTGTAGGGTCTGAGCTGCATTGGTTAGGTATAGTAAAACAGTAGTTTTTAAAGAATGCCCAATCAATTCCTACTATTGGAGGGTAGCCTTCTCCTCTATCTACTAACGGTATTGCATTTTTGTTAGTATCATAATATAATAAATAACTTTCTATTACTTTAAGTAGAGTACCAAGTTTTACATAATACTGAGCCCCATACCAAGTGCCCTGTTGTAAATTAGGAAAACATACCCCTGCTCCTTCTAAATTTGTCCAAAACCCAATAGTATTATCTCTTTTAAAATTAGTTGAAAAACCAGTAATTGATGATATTTGGTTTGTGTTTGTAGGTCCACTTGGAGGAATTCCATCTATTATTTTGACATCTCCTGCTACTCCACCGCCACTCCATAATTGGTTAGTAAAGTAATTAAGTATAGTGTTTAAAGTAGATTTGTTTTGGTTAGTGTAATATGTAGGATCATTTGATCCTGAAGCTACAGTTGCTGGTACTTTTGGGTAATTTGTATTGATTTTTAAAGACTCAATAACATCTCCAGCAGATACTAAATTAAGAGTAATATCATAACCACCATCTTGTCTTAAAGTCCATGAGAAATTCTTTACAAATCCATAAAATCCATCATAGTTTCCATCAGATTGTCTCCTTTGTTCTCGAATTTTAGTAAGTACTACATTTTCATTTAAATTAACAGTTACTCCGTTTAATGTAGTTGAACCTGCTAAAAAATCATCAGATATGCTATAACTTGTATTTTCTTTTAAATCACCATTGTTATCAAAAAATATTGAATGTCCCCATTCAAGTAACATACTGTATTTTAGGCGCAAATATAAAGTCTCAATAACTTTAAATTGTTGTAAATTATGGCATATTATTTTAATATCAGCGAATCGTAATGAACCTCGGTTAACAGATTTTATATCTGCAGATATTATACCTGGGGGTGGGACATGCCCGTAATTAGAATTAGATAAAAACCCGTATGATGAGTTATCAGTATAACCAACTCCTCTAGTAGCTGTTTTACCACCATTAAATTGAGCTCCAAATAATTGGAATTCTTTAGCTAAATTAGCTCCTGATCCGTATGAGTATGAAGAATTAGAGAATACTTCTTTAAGTCTAGCTGCATTTACATCTATACCAGATGTGAGTTTTAACCAAGGCGTTTTAGAGTTCATGTATTTTAATACATCCTCACTTCTATTATTCGCTCCTAATTTTTCTTGGCGAATTTCGATTTGACCTTGTACATAAGGGTCAAATGCTTGTCCTATTACTCCACTAGCCATAACTTATTAAATTTCATTTATAAAATTATACAAACGAATAACGCCGTCTGTATTAACAGGAATTCTTAATTGTGTTCCCTCGGGTAAATATAATGAATCTTGGGGTAATTCATCATTTGCTGCTGAGATTATCCACCATAATGTAGTATCACTGTAATATTGCTGCGCTAGTAAATCTAATCTGTCTCCTGCTGTTGTAATTACATATATATCACTTAAACTTTTAGGGACAATAGGGAATTTTACATCTCTGTAATATTTTACTCCGCTTGGATTATTTAGTATAGTGACATTCTGATTACGATTCATAGTATTAATTTATTAAAAACTTAATGATGTAGGAGTTACACCTATAAGTTCAGGGCCATTAGTATATATAGATTCAGGAGTAGTAGCAACTTTAGGACCTAATGCTTCTCCTGCAAGAGTATTTGAGTCTATAGCGTTTACTGTAGTGTTACCATTATAATCTGCATAACTTAATATACCTGATTTTGGATCAAAAGAATCTCCTAAAATATCAGTAGTATTACCACCTCCTGCATTATTAGTATAATCATTTCCTATATCCTTTCCATATGCATCTTGAGCTACACTTGTTAATAATGTGCTATTGCCTGGTGTTCCTACTCCTAATACACTTACTGTAGGTGTATTTCCATCTTCATCTGGGATGATACGTTGAACTTTATTTTTAGCCAAATTATTATGAATTCCTCTAATTCCTATATATGTTTCTCCTAATTTAGGTACATATTTGTGAACTGGGGTGAATGATAAATTAACTTTAATAAGTTTAGGCAACTGTCCTGTGTATAAAGCAGAATTTTTAAGAATGTTAGTTCCATCTACATTTCTATTAATATCCCACCCTGCTTCAAATACTGGTGTATATGTAATTGTTTTAATTATGCCTGGTACTCCATTAAAGTAGTTTCCTAGTGTCATTTTAACCAGGTTACCACGCATAAAACCAACACTAGAATAATCTGGTGTAAGTAATGAACCTAAATAATTAAGTTTTCTGAAGTTATAGAGCATATCTGCTCTAGATAAAGCTACAACATTGAAATTAATATTAAATTCTCTACTATATCCTTTATATTTCCAAAAATTTTCTCCTCTACCTACATATTTAAATGCTTCCCATTCTCCATTAAAAGTATCTGAGAAGTCTTCTATGTATGCTTTAAAATCTAATAGAACATTACTTCCTCCATTTGATATAGAAGTAATATTAAAATCAATTATATCTTCTCCTAATGTTCCTTTTTCAGTTTGGTCAGGGGAAATAGCTATATTAGGATTAAGAACTCTAGCTCCGTTTTTAAAGTTTCCTTTGTATGTTGTTATACTGGTGTCATATGTTGTCTCCCTATTGAATACTGTATATGAAGTAGAAGGAAGACCATCACCAGTAGCTGTTGTGTTTATTTTACCTCTAAAATCTGTAAGAGCATTACTAGCTCCGTTTTTATGAGATACATCAACCATGCTTGTTAAAGATCCTGAAGCTTGAACTGTTCCGGGGTCTAATAGTTGAGCGTAGTTAAACACATAAACATTATTTACTACACTACTTGGTTTAGTTGGTTGGAAAATATTAGTTTTTCCAGGATCAGGTTGGTTTAAATTAGCAACAGTTCTTAGTACTGTAGGGACATTGATAAATAATCCTTTATAAGTCTGTTCAAGATATAAATTACTGACACCAAATAATTGTTTGTTTATAGTTCCAGGATTTGAAGTATTATATACTGTTGGGCCTTTACTTATAACTATATTTCCATTAACTATAGCTGATTCAGTTCGAGATCTATAATCAAAACTTATCTGCGGGGTTCTAGCTGAATTAGCTAAACGTATTCTAGTTCTTCCGAATGGAACTCCTAAAGTACTAGGACCACCAGCATATGATATTAATACCCCAGGTTGATTTGAGATATTAAATTCTATTTCAGATAAAGCATTTGTATACCCAGTATTAATTTTAGAAGAATATAATCCTAATAACCTATTTATATTTAATTTATTAAGATTACCAATAACATCATTATATCCATCTCTACCACCTATATAATATGATCTTTCAAATGGAACTAAACCTTGTTTATTTAAATGTCCACCAAATGCCGATACTCCTGCTTGAAGTATAGTACTAGTAGGACTATATATTCTTCTTTGGTATGTAGTTTTAGGATTTTGACGCTCTAATAATAATTGTTTAGTAGTAAACAATAAACCATTTGGTGATTTAGTATCAAATAAAAATTTAGAAATCCTACTAACGTCCTCTGCGGTATCTGCTGCTGTAAGGATACCACCTCTAAGTAAAAAGTCAGTACTATTTACTGTATAATCATTAAGTCCAGGAAGATCTTTAACAATATAAGGTTGATTGCTTGTTCCTCCTCCTTTTCTGTCATTTCCGTAATCTAATTTTTTAGCAGAGAAATTACCTAAACCCCCTTGTTGCCCTTTGGAGTTATAATAGTAAAAGTTAGGTAGGTTAGTTACTAAATTTATTAATCCCATTATCCTGGTTGGTTATCTAAGTATCTTGGAGGTGTTTGTCCTTCTAGGTCTAATATTGACCCAGGTAATGTTGTCGCTAAAAGCATACCAGTTTGTAATAATACTTGATTTTGATATGTTTGTGGTGTTTGACCATCGTATCCATCTAATTGAGTTTGAGTCAATGATGTAGCTAATACAGTTGGGTTAACATCATATTGAGGTGGTGTGACCGCATCTAAATCTAATTGAGATCCAGCTAATGTAGCTGAGTTTAATATAGATACAGATTGGTTAAATCCTGGAGGCGTCTGACCGTCTTGTGAGGTAAGGTTAGAGCCATTTTGTGCGAGTAAGTCTAAAAGTCCCATATGTGTGTTTTATTATAAATATTAAAAAATTAAGCCATGTTAGTATTATACATAACATTATTAGTTGTATTCACAGCATTTGTAACTGTTCGATTTTGGCCTATTCTTTCACCGTCTAACTCTACTGATACGTTCATTGATTTAATAGCCGCTACCACGCTGTCTAATTTAGCATTAAATGAGTCTATTAGTTGTTTATTATTAGCACCACTTTCAGAGGCAGCATTAACTTTATTTAAAGGTGTTATAGTGGCACCTGGTTTTTCAGTTCTAATTTCTGGTCCGTTTTCTCCTACCATTATGGCTCCAGCTCCTACAACTGTTCCTCCACTTGCTAAACCAGGTGTTGGTTTTGAAGTATTTGAAGATTTAAATGTTCCTTTAATAGACTCAACACTTTGACCAGCCATTGTATCTTTAAAATCACTTCCAGTTAATGATTGGATTCCAGATACTATCCATGAGAAAGGATTAGCTAGATTAACAATATTTAATAATAATTTAAGTAACTGTGCTACAAATCCTACTATAGGTCCTACAATTTTAAGAACATTTGAAAATGCACTTACTATAGGCATAAGAGTTTCCATTACTGATACTAGAATTTCTTTAAATTTTTCAGTAGCATCATTCCATCTTTCTTGGGAAGATTGTGATTGGAATTGTTGGGCTAGTTTTTCGTCTCCTAATCTTTTTATAGCTCCTTCAACACCATACTGTTTAACTAATTCATCATATTTCTTTTTAGCTTCTTCAGTGTTTTTTGCTCCTACATTTTTTAAAGCTTCTTGATTCATTAACATCTCAGCCATCTCATCTTTTTGCATACCCATTGATTTGGCTATTGCATCTTGCTGGAGACGATTCATGCCTTGGAATTTAGCGGCTGTTATATTTTGGGCTGCTAACTCTCTAGCAAACCCAACCATATCATTATTTAAGTATGCTAATCTAGCACCTTCTAAGTTTAATTGTTCACCTGTTAATAATTGAGCTTCTAATTCTGCTGATATTGAGTCTTCGAATTGTAATAATGATTCTCCGGCTTTTTCTAATTTATCTAAAGATGTACCTAACTTAGCCGCTTCATACCCTGCCTTCATTAATTCTTTAGGCATGTTAGCATAAGTAAGAAGTAATGTTTTTGAAGTTTTCATTAAATCTTCAAATAATTTCTTCTCATTAATAACAGTACCATTTTGCATATTCAAAGCCACAGCTTGGCCCTGCATTAATGCTAAATTTTCAGACATATCTCCATTAGTAGCTAAATTAATTCTAGCAAACTCATCCATAGCTTCTGCTGAGTATTTAGCTTGGTGAGTTATTTGGGCATAGTCTACAGCCATTTCAGCTGATAAAGCAGCATTAGTACCTAATACTCTATTTATAGCCATGTTGGCCTCTTGAATTTTCTTAGTACTAACAGAAGTAGCCATTGACAAATTAGCCTGAGTGTTCATCTCATTGCTAAGACGAGCTGCTTCTTGGTAACTAATACCAAATTCTCCAGCCATATCACCAACGGCTTTGTCAAGTTCCTTAAATGTTTTTTTAATTTCCTCTACTATTTCTCCAAGTTTCTCAGCAGCTTTTGCTAAAAGCATACCATATACTCCTCCTGCTGCTCCAGCCATGGCTCCTCCACCACCTCCACCTCCCATCATGCCTGAGGCTGCTGAGGCTCCGCCTCCTCCAGTAGGAGGTGCTCCTCCTCCACCCGCACCACCTGGAGGGGTAAATGCTGATCCTTTGTATGAATTAGGTCCTGATAATCGCTTGGCTATAGCTTGGCCTATTTCTCCTTTTCCAAATAAGGCACTTAATGCTTTGAATTTGCCTTCAAAAGCTTTAGTTCCTTTAGCAGCATTATTTAATTCACCATCTATATCACCAATAAGTTCTTTTGATTCTTTTTCTTGATCAAGAAGAATTTTATTCTGGGTTTCAATATCTTTTTTAGTAGATAGAATTTCTTGATATCGTTTTCTTTCCTCGCCAGCAGTCTGATTGAATTTTCTTCCATTAAGGATACCTTTTAATTCACTATCTAATCCTTGAGCTCTAAGTTGATTTAATCTTAATGAATCAGCTATGCGTTGTTTATGTAAAGAAGCTTGCTTTTGGAGTTCTTTAATTTCTTGTCCGGAAAGATCAATGTCTCCTTTTTTAAATTTAATAAGATCTCTAGCTATGTCTGTTAATCCACGATATGCTTTAGATGTTTCTTTAATAGCATTAGGGCCTTTTTTTAATTCAGACATGGCATCACGAAGACCGCTTAATGAATCACCTATTGACTCATTAAACTTATCATATTCTCTAGTAATGTCTTTAAGACCAGCTGTTAATATAGCTATAATTTCTTCTACTTTACCAGTATTGAAGTTTTTAGCGCTAAATGGGTTCTTTTTCCCTAAAGCATCATACTTATCTTCTATCTGTTTTAGTAGATCATCTATTTCTTTTTTACCAGCCATAAAGTAGATTTGCTATAAATATTTAACTTTTAAATTTTTATTTATAACTTGGAGCCTTTTGAGGAGCAATTGGTTTAGGTATACTATTCTTATCAACTAAAACATTACCCTGGGAGTCCATCACTGTAGTAGTATTAGGTTTATTTACTTTAGATACTCTTTCTCGCTCATTATCATGGAATTTCTGGATTTCACTAAATGTAAAGTTCCTTAACCAAACAGGCATGTTATAGACTGTTTCCCATGAGTACCCGCCATTACCATGAAATACTATTTCATGTATTTGTTTAAAAACGTTAAATCGAGCTTCAGATATATTATTCGTAGTCAGGCCAAAAAAAGCTAAGTCCAATTGGAATTGAAATTGACTCGTTACTTCCGAGGGGAAAAAAAGTTAGATCTACATCTGGTTGAATTGCTTTAATATGATCTCTTAACGCTCGAGAATCTCGAGCTAATAAAGCTGTATCGACATATTCTCGTATAGTTTTAGTGTCTCTATCTCCATTAACAGATGTAATAATATATTTCATACGAGTAGATAACTCAGCTGAGATATTTGAGTTAACTTTCTTCATACCGTTGATTTCCGCTTCAATTTTCTTTTCCTCATGTCCTGTTAACAATCTGAATGTGATTGGTGTTTGAGAAGCAGGTAATATAAAAGAAAATTCATTAACTCCAGGTGTAAATAGTGTCTCATCGATAATTTTATTCTCCAATGTAGACAAATCTACTTCATGATGTTCGTTGTTATATTTAAATTTATAGTCTTTACCGTATCCTAAAACACGAGAAGCGACCATAACAGCGTTTTTATCGCCTACTATCAAATCATCATAATTTATCTTAGATACAATAAGTGAAGTCATTAATTTATCTAAAACAATTCCTTTTTGAATATATGATTGGTTAGTTAGAATATCTTCTTCTTTAGCAGTCATATACTTCATTTCTATTGTACCGCTTGAAAGTGGATTATCTTTAGAATACACTAAACCTTTAGAAGGCAATTCAACAGTTTCTGTTGGGACGTTAATTTTATTTTCCATGATCTTTATTTAATTATAACATTATTATCATATATAAATATATAAAGAAAAAAAAAGCTCAACAAAAGTTGAGCCTCTTTTAAAAATAAGTATTTGTATTAGTAGTTCAATACGCAGTAATCCATACCTACGACCATTGAAATGTTTTGAGCTACAGATTCATTATCATAGTTATAATCTCCAAAGTTAGCAGATTTGATAAATGCTCCTTTGATAATCCACTCACTCACTACATCACCTACAGGACCTAGGATATCAATGGTTAAATCTTTTTTATAAAAATCTGAATACCCATCTCTACCTGTTACTGATTCGTGGTGTAAACGTACCCATTCCATTACTGCCTGAGCACCTGATGGTGTTACTGGGTCAAATAATGTTAATGTGATATCGCTCCATTTTGATTTACCTTTTACTTTACGATAAATGTTTATATGGTTTAAAACTACTTCATCAGCGGTATATTCAACTCCTGATACTCCTTTGATTATATAACTTGGAAAACCGTCTACATAAAGGATGAATCTGTTCTGCTGTTTGGGTTCAAACGCTGTAAAAAATATTTCGTTTGCATCTAAAATTGCCATGTTTCTATTGTATTTTGTTTATTATACGTATTTATTTTTTCAACTCTTACGCTGGGAAAGTAGCTCCTGTTGGAGTAATGTTGAAATCTAAGTAAATAAATTCAGCAGTTTTAGTTGGTTGTAAGTAAATTTGACCTACTAATTGGTTTCTATCTACTACATCTGCTGTATTATTTGTATCATCCATTACTACTTTAAACGCATACAATCCTTGTCTTTGTTGAACACTTTCTAAGTATGGGTTAACTACTGCTAAGAAGCTATTTCTTGTTGCTGCTGTGTTTTGTTCAAACACTAAGTTTTGAGCTACTTGAGAAATATAAGCTTTAAGAGCAATTAACAAGCGGCGAACATTTACACGATCTAATGCTGATGCTCTTGTTTGTAATGTCTTTTGACCATATACTACTACTCCGGTTGATGGGAATGTAGCGATTGGGTTCACTTTTCCATTATATAAAGTATCACGATATGATTGTGGTAATTTTTGCTCAGCTCTTACTACTTGTAATCCACCACGATTAATACCTGCTGGTGCAAACCAAGGTTCTGATACGTTATCGGTGTAAGCATATACTCCACCAATTACTGTTGAAGCTGGTACCCAAACCATGTCTCCAGTGTCTGGATCGAATACTAAAGTCCAAGGCCAGTATGTTGCGGCATATGAAGTATTTCTACTTGTAGCTTGAGCTACAACTGCGTTTACATTTGATCCATAAGGAACCATATCTACTACATAGATATTATCTCCTCTTTGTTGAGTATTTGTAATAATGCTTGTTACTTGTGAAGAATGTAATGAGTTAATCAAACCAGGAGTCATTAACACATTGAATATATAGTCATCTTGGTTTGATAATAAATTAATCATATTATCATAATCTGTTCCTACTAATCCTTGTGTGTTAGTTGAGTTGATATCATTGTAGAAATTAGCTCCACCCATCACATCACCTAAAGCTCCACCAAATGCTCCTTCAGAATCTAATGGAAGGTAATCAGCATATTGTGGTTTTGGTGAACCTGCATTATCAAAATAATTTGGTGTTAAATAATTAACAGTACTTACTCTTACATATTGAGATGCATTAGCGTAGAATCCAGTTAATTCAATTTGATTAGTTGTTGGGTTATATACTTCAACTTGATCACCTAATACTTTAGCTATAAAGTTTCCTTGAGTTGGGTCTAATGATAATCCAGTCCAAGTTTCTAATACAATTTGGTCATTAGTTGTATCATCACCTCTTCTTATTAATAAGTCAAATGTTCCTGAATCTGCATCTGAGTTTAATATTTCCCATCTAATGTTATCAGCAGACCCACTAGCTAATGCTCCATAAGCATCAATTGGGCCATCACTATTCATAATTTCGCCTTCAGAAAGTGTTTCTAACACAAATGGTACTGATCCAATTCCTGTTACACCTCCGCTGATAGTTAATATATTTGAGAAAGTAGTTCCAGATCCTGAGAGGATAGCTGTTCCATTATATGCTGAAGATGATACTGATGAAGAGAAAATCAATCCACCTGATCCTGAAGTTACTGTAAAATAGCTACCTAAAGTTGTGTTTAATACAGTAGCTAAATTGGTTGCAGTCGCTGCAAGGTTAGATCCACTAGCAAAATAGTATAATTGTCCATCAACATCATCAGCTGGTGTACCTACTGTAGCAGTAGAAATATATCTGTATAAGCCGAAACTTCCTGTCACTCTAACTTCTCCAGATCCAATTGCTAAGTCATTAACTATATTCACATTGCCTCTAGAATATGCTCCTGGGAGTGATGGTTCAGAGTTAATGATACCAGAACTAGTTGCTGGGGAATAATTACCATTTACTGCTCGAGCTACTAGTAATGAAACTCCTCCGTTGTTAAAATAATTGTAGGCTGCTATAGATGTAAAGTAAGTATAAGTATCACTACCGCTAATCAATACAGTTCCAAATTTATTTTTGAAATCGCTATATGAACTAACTAATGTAGGTATATTTACAGGTCCTTTAACTGTAGGGCCAATAATTGCGGCTCCAGCAGCAATAGGTTGGCGAGAAACAAATGAAGAATCATTTTCTCTCGCTAATACTCCTGGGGATATTAAGGTTTCTGCCATGTGATGTTGTTATTTAATTTTGTTATAAATATCAAAGGAGGGTGTAAAAGTTAATTAGAACTAATAAATTCTCCTTTTTCTAAATCAATAGTCCCATCACCATATTTTTCTTGAAGTTGTTTTCCTAAACTAGATTCTGATTCTATTTGTTTTTGGATTTCGGCTTTAAGAACTTGTTTATCTAATTCTAACATTTGCATTTTATATTCTACAATGCCTAAATTTTGAATTAGATCATTTTGTTTGGTTTGGATTGATTTTAATAATTCAATTTCTTCTGGGGTTAAAACTTTAGTTGTCATAAATTTATTTTATTATAAATATTAAGCTAGAGATGCAGATCTCCAAGCTCCTCCAATATAAGTGTATATGAAATATGATCCACCATTATTTACAGGTATCATTTCTCCTTCTGTGCCCGCCCATGCTGGAGCAGCACTTTGAGTTGCTACTACAATAGAAGAACTTAATGTCACTTTAAAAGCATTTTTTCTAATTGAATCTGATGTTCCGAATCCTACAATAAATGGGCTAGTAGTATCATTATATACATTATATTGGCCTACTACAGTTTGGTATGATCCTGATGCTACAGTACCTCGACCTTCAGTGTGTGAGCTGTATCCTATTGATGTGGTACTTTGACCTTCAGCGTGTGAATAAAGACCTATTGTTGTTGATTGAGCTCCCTCAGCGTGTGAATAAGTACCAGATGCTATAGTTTGATAACCTTCTGCGTGTGAGGAATATCCAATTGCTTTTGTTCTAAAACCTTCAGCGTGAGAATAATCACCAGATGCTGTAACTTCAACACCTTCAGCATGTGATGCTAATCCTATTGCTAAAGTATTTGATCCTTCAGTGTGTGAGTAAGAGCCTATAGCTAAAGTACCTGATCCTTCAGTGTGTGAGTTAGAACCTGACGCTTTTGTATTAGATCCTTCAGCATGTGACCAATCGCCTATTGCTGTAGTAAAATATCCTTCAGCATGAGACCAATCTCCTATTGCTTTATTAGCACTTCCTTCAGCGTGAGACCAATTTCCAATAGAAGTTGTTGAAGCTCCTTCTGAATGAGATTCTTGTCCAATTGAGATAGTGCCGGCTCCTTCAGCATGTGAATAAGAGCCTGAAGCTATTGTTGAAGAGCCTTCCGCGTGTGATCTAATTCCTTTAGCAGTCGTATTATCACCTTCAGCGTGTGAGTACTCGCCTTCAGCTATAGAACCTATTCCTTCAGCATGTGATCCATAACCTAAAGGTTGGGTATAACCTCCTTCAGCATGTGAATAATTACCCATAGCAGTAGTTTGGAATCCTTCAGCATGAGAATAATTACCTACTGTTGTAGTATTCCATCCTTCAGTATGTGAAGCTAATCCCACTGAAGTAGTGCCTTGTCCTTCAGCGTGCGAATATGATCCAGATGCTATATTTTGTGAACCAGTAACATCATTATAAAATGGTTGGAGTGCTGGGGAGAATGTAAATGTACTTTCATCAGTTCCTGCACTATATGAAATATTTGTTATTATTGGGAAAGTTGTATAATAATAAGCATTTATTTGATAAGCATAAGATGGATTTTCTAAGTAAAGATACTCTATAGTATATGGAACTGTATTGCCTGAGTAGTCACCATCTACTACTAATGTTGTTGTTGTTAATGAAACTACGCCTCCTGAGTATTCGTCATATTCAAAATAATTGACTGAGGCGGGGGTAATAATGCCAGTTCCTACAATGAATGAAACACCTTCAGCATGAGATCCATTTCCTTTAGCAGTTGTTTGAAATCCTTCAGCGTGTGATGCATCTCCTACTGCTATAGAGCCACTTCCTTCAGTATGAGAATAAGAACCAGATGATGTTGTTGAATATCCTTCAGCATGAGAGATAAATCCTTTTGATGTAGTAAGATAACCTTCAGCATGTGAACTAACACCTATTGTTGTTGAGAATAGACCTTCAGCATGTGATCCATTTGATGCTGCTTTAGTTTGTGATCCTTCAGCATGTGAGAATTGACCAGCGGCTACAGTATCATTTCCTTCAGCGTGTGAGTATTGACCTTCAGCAGTACTAACATTACCTTCAGCATGTGAATAATTACCCTGTGCTAAGTTTATATGTCCTTCAGCGTGTGAGCCAGTGCCTATAGCTACAGTTTGTAGCCCTTCAGTATGTGAGTACTCACCAACCGACGTTGTTGTTCTCCCTTCAGCATGAGAATGCATACCGGGTGTTGTTGTTCTAAAACCTTCAGCATGTGAATACCATCCTAAAGATATTGATCCTGATCCTTCAGCGTGAGACGCATATCCCGCTGATGTAGTTTCTTTACCTTCAGCATGTGAGAAAGTATTAGTAGTAGTAGTGAAATAACCTTCAGCATGTGAGTAGCTACCTATAGCAGTTGTTGAATTACCTTCAGCATGAGCCCCAGTACCATCTACTATTGTTCCGTATCCTTCAGTATGTGAATAATCTCCAACAGTAGTGGTTTGAAATCCTTCAGCGTGTGAATAAGTGCCAGTTGTAGTATTATTTAATCCTTGAGATAAACTTCCAGTGATTTGAGCGTTACCATCATGTGTTCCGTCCCATTCTCCAGTCACTCCTGTTAATGCGCTTCCATCACCACTAAATGAACCTGTAAATGAACCTGTAAAAGTACCGACAGATCCAGTCATGTTTAATCCTATTACTGAAGTTACTTGTGTAAAATCCACTAATGAACCTGATAGGACTAATGAGCCTGATATTGAGTTTTCGGGTCCTAAAAGAGTATTCGCTAAAAAGATTAAATTGTTATCCATTTCACTAATGGATATTTTTGCTCCTTTTAAGTATACGTCATTAGGTAAAGTTCCTGCTATTGAGCCTTGTCTTAGTGTTAATATAGCCATGTTATATGTTTAGTATAAATATTTAAATTTGTGCACCTGGAGGTAGAAAATTCACACTTTCTATTGATGAAACTGCTTCGCCGGTGAACGTTAATATATTTTTATTAGAATATTTCTTAATTGAGTTAAGGTCTTTTTGTAAAATCTCAGGAACTATATATCCATTTATTTTTATAGTAAATGTACTTTTAGCTATACGTTCTGTACCTTCTGTCATTTCTATGTTAGTACTAAAAGTATCAATCATAGTCTTAAATTTAAAACGAGATGGATCACCCCAATAAGCATCGGACGCGTATTCTATAGCTTCTACTATTTTATTTAGTTGTTCCATATAGTAAGTAAATACAGCACATTCATATGTTATTGTAACATAATCAGGGACTACAGTAACGTAATATACTTTTTCAGGTCTAATATTATTTTGAACATTAAACTTATCATAAGCGTTTTGAGTAGAATATGATTTTTGAGTAACAGCATAATTGTATGGAATATTAGCATCTAATTTATTAGCTACACTTCTATTCTTTTCAACACTTTCTCTTTTAAACATTAAAAGTGGAGCCATTATTCTACCTTGAGCATCTCTATAGTAACCATCTTTTTGAAATGATTTCCAACGTTCAGGTGAACCATATATTATAGGTACAGGAAGTCTTTGTCCATTTTGTACTACAGTTGGGCTTATAACATTTTCAAAATAATACATTACAGCCCAGTCTATATCTTCTAACCCGACTGAAAAAGGTTTTGTAGTATCGTCTTTAAATGATACTTGTTCTCCTCTATTTAAACCTTCAGCTTTATTTGGGTTGCCAATAGCTTGAAAACCCTCAGCTCCAGGAGGTGGCTGGTATGGTCTCTGCTGAGAAATGCTTATTTCTCTTTGAGTTTTAGGTATGGGTTTTCTTATTTCAGTCATTATAATCTAGTTTTTATCAAGTTAAGTCTGTCGGCAGGTACATAATGAGTTTGACATACTATAGATACATTATATCCAAAATTACTTAATCCTGGGTTTAATGGATTAGGATTGTATGGGTAATCTGGGTTCTTACCAGCAAAGTATTGGATTTCATTTGTATTGTCCACTTCGAAATAACTTTCTTGGTATAGAATTATATCCCCAACTTCGGGGTGAGCATTAGCTTGAACTAAATCATCTCTTAAAAATGCTACATCAATACCCCATCCAAAATCGGCTCCAAATTCATTTATTGGAGTTGTATTATCTTTTACTGTTATTAAAGCGTTTAACAATACAGGACCATCATAGAATTTACCTCCTGCTGCTTCTCCATACATGTTAACAGTAGTTTTGTCTAAAATAAATTTATATAAAGCACATTGTTGAGTAATAACATCCCACAATAACTCGCGGTTAACGTGCCTAAACATTGATATATCTCTCGCCGAGCCAAATATTGCCATTATCCTATATAAATTACCATTGGTACATTCATAATTTCTTGTTTTCTAAATTCACTTTCTTGTGAACGTCTTTCAAGTAAAGCTTTTTGTGAAGTATCATCAAAATAAAATCTTAATCTTTCTATCAAAGCATTTTTATCAGCAGTAGCTGATGCTAACAAGTCAGCTTGGTTAAGAGTCATATTTTGATCTGGGATAGGTACAGTGCTATATTTTCCACGTACATATCCTAGAATTTCTTTTACTAAAGCTAAAGTATATTCAAATATCCATTGTCTTCCAACTGAGTTAATTTGAGTGTATACTGGGTTACCGTAAGGAGCGTTTGATGGGTTTGTAACTCCTCCAGGAGTAACTAATCCATTATTTAAACGTTCTGATGATTTGATATAATTAAACCAAATATATCCACCATGTGTTTCATCCTCAGTGAAAGGTATAGGGAATATTCGTAATTTGTTGTTAATTAACTGGAATGAGTAATTAGATAAGCGAACTTGGTTACTCATTTCAATTGCTTGAAGAGTAGACATATCATATGATAATGGCATCATTAAATAACCAGTACCAT